TAAAGCTCGTTGGAGTTGCTACGTCTGTCCAGTTAAGATACAATGTAAAGATTACCAAGAATCAACCAAATCAGAATACGGCATGTGGGCTGGAAACTTCCCAGTTAAGAAGCCTACCGATGATGGACCAGAGACTTGGAGTGAGACATGGTGGATGTATCTCGATCTCATTCCAGAACGGATAGTTAGATGATACCTAAGAGTCTGTCGGCTACCGCGTGCCACGTTGCTAACCACTGCCTTCGCCGGTACGAGGCAGAGTATATCAACAGGGCACGCGGAATGTCGTCAGGACCAGCTAATTTTGGCTCAATGGTCCACTCAGTTCTTGAGAAGTACGTACGAGATGCTTACATCGATAAGATCATCGAGCCGAAATTTGAGTACATTCAGATGTATCTCATGGTAGAGCTTGTAGTATTCTACGGTGACGCAGACATACCAGAACGTACTGAAGCTGAAACAATGCTTAAGGAATGGTACGATCGTACGGACTTTACCGGTGTCACGGTTATCTCAGTTGAGAATAAACTGAGCTTCGATCTTCCAACCTCTATCGGGATGATCCCTTTTAATTATATCTTTGATCGTTTCGACCGTATCGGCGAGCGATCCTTCAGAGTAATTGATTACAAGACTCTGCGCTGGGGATTTAACCCAGAAGATCTCAGACACAAGATCCAGGCACGCGCCTATGGTTTGGCCGCCTCTATCTGGCTTAAATCGCAAGGTCTCGAATATGATGAGCTATGGGTTGAGTTTGACTTACTCAGGCATCAGTCAGTTGGCATCAAGTTTACTCGAGACGAGAACATCGTAACCTGGCGTAGCCTCGGTCAGATCGCCGAGAAAATCATCGCCACTCCTGAAGGATCAGCTCCGGCTACCCTTAACCCTGAGTGTATCTTCTGTACGGTCAAAACAACCTGTCCAGTCCTAACGACCAATATTGCATCAGGCGGCATCCATTCACTAACGCCTGACCAGCAGATTGACATCAGGTCTAAGTTGGATTACCAGCGTAAGGCAGTTGCTGCTGCCATTAATGACCTGGACTCGATCATCATTACCCGCGCCAAGGAGGAGGACGCGATGGAATACGAGACAGACGAGACTCGACTCTCTATTACAATGAGACGATCTCGTGCTGTCGATGCCGAAACAGTAGAGAGAATTGTTGGACCTGATATCTTTAAATTCTATGGTGCCAACAAGATCACACTTGAACAATTCAACAAGCTGCTCAATCATCCTGGGTTAGATGCTGACACACTCGCAAGACTTAGGTCCTCGGTCGGAACCAAGCTAAGCGAGCCAAGTGTAAAGGTAGAACCTCGTGGACTCACTACCGACTGACGACTACACCCCACGGCATGCACGGCCCGCTCGCCGGCGAGCGACACCCCCCGATTCGCACGGTGGCGGTACCTCCATTATGGGTAGGATAACTTATAGACTACTCCTAAAGAGAGACGTACGAGATGAACCAAGACGAACAAAATTCTCTAAATTTACAGACAATTAACAAGAATCAGATCCTCTGTCCATATAAAACAGGAACATGGATATGTGGACGAGTAAGTAGAACTGATTCAGAATACTGCGCTAATCATTATATAACTCAATCAGGTACCCGAAGAGGGGTGCGCAGACTCGAGTGTGCTAAACCACTGCACGAAAGAGGCTATACCAATAAGGATGGTTATCGAATAATAACCATCCTTAGACAACAATACTTTGTTCATCGACTTGTCATGGAAGAACATCTAGGTAGAACTCTTTATGATTTTGAAAATATTCATCACAAGAATGGAATTAAAAGTGATAACAGAATAAGAAATCTTGAACTCTGGGCATCGTCTCAACCCCCTGGCCAAAGAGTTAAAGACCTTATTGCATTTCTAGTTGAGTATTATCCAAATGAAACACTAAATTCACTTCAATCTAACACTTCAAAGGAGAACTCCATTGATTAACCTGGCTCAGGTCGCCTATGAGGCATACGGCAAGTCAACTAACTGGCGTACTTACAATGATCTGCCGATGCCTCTATGGGAGGACCTCGGCGAGAAGATTCAAAAAGTCTGGTTAGCTGCTGCTCTAGCTGTACAGAAAGCTACACGTAAGGACTAGAGATGATATGCCCATTCCTGACTTGCAATCGAACTGACGAGCATACCCATCCGTCGTGTCCTACCTGTAACGCAGTCAGGTACAGTAACCTGTTCTGTGAGACATGTAATGCAGTCATAAATGCGGAACGAATCGCTAATGGCTTAAAAGAAAGACCCACCTGGAAATAATAAAGGAACAGCCTCGGCCGCACGGGAGGGATATGCGGGCCGAGGCTGTTCGCTCTTGGGGAGACTTACTTAACGCCAGCCCTCAGCGCCTTATTGGCAATAGGATCAGTACCTCGGGTTAGCAGGCCGTAATGACTCAGTAGCGCAGTAGCAAAAGTCAACAGTGCACTCAGAACCGCGGCTTCCCAGACAAACTGGATGTGGTTGTTAATAGCCTCAAGCCACTGACCCAGGACAGCCGACAATGCAGATAACAGAGCAACTAGAAAGAACCTAACACCTTCACCCATACTGGCCTTGGTAATGAAGTTAACCACGAGAGGCAGTACCGTACCAACCAGGAGTGAGATAACACCACCCAGGTTGAACGTCTGGAACAGGTTCGTCTGTGGCGCGGCAGCATCGGCTACCTGAGCACCTACGAAAAAGACCAGCGAGACAATCGCTGTCAAGAAAAGAATCTTACGCGTCCTCATCTACATCCACCTCATCACTCGGGAATGGAATAACTGCGATGTGCGCAGGATTGTAATCCAGTTCCTGTGCCGTGACTGGTACAGCGCGAGGATCAATGGTGCCATCAGCGCATCCGAGCTTGTAGATGTTGCCATCGATCGGCATATCCACAACAGGCATGATGGCGTAGTTGTAAGTACTGCCTGCCGGGTCAGGACTAGCTACACGCTGAATAGCAGCCCACTCGCTAGCCGAAATCCAGACAAGCTTGTCGCTGCCATTCCAAGCATAGATAGCACTCGGAGCCTTGAGATCCTTACTGAACCTAAGGAACTTGCCACGACTGAAAGCACTCATGGCATCATAGACACCCATAGAAGCACGCCCGTGAGTAAGCAGCTGCATCTGTACTGAAGTTAGACCACGAGCATTCCCCCAGAGCGCTGAGGTCTCTACATCCAGAGCACCTAAACGCGCCTGAGTACGAACAGCTGCCTCAAAGGCTGCCTGATTTGCGTACATTGCTACCACCTTAGTAAAGTCGATTGCACCTCCGGGAGTAGGAGGAGGGGTTGGTATTACCGCAGGGTACGGGCGATTCCAAGTGCCGAACGGAGTCTTGCGAATCTCATTCTCGTCAACCGTGCCATTGAACCACTGATTCGTGTTCTGGTAGGCAGCAGCACTAGCCGAGATACTCGTCCCGGACCAAGCCTTTGTCTGCCAAGTGACAGGCTGAACACCAGACTTGCCAGCGAGTAACTGACAGGTATGAAATCCACCATAGACCGTCAGCTTGTACGCGCCACCAAGTGCTCTATTAAAGGCAGTAGTGTATGCCGCAACAGCTGCATCGTTGTTAGCGCCTGTATCATGGCTGGCTGGGATGATACGACCACGCGGGTAAGATAGCGCCTCTACGGCAGCCAGGGCCCAGCGACCATCCTCTGTACCGGCAGGTCCACCCTCGAGCATGCGACCGGCATACCATTCCCAGTTCAGCCAAAGGTCACCGAGGATCTTGAGAATGCTATCGCGCTCAGCTGTTCCGATCCGCTTCCAAGCAGTGCTCGCTGTCGGTGCCGAAATATACCTTGCAGCAACCTTGGCACCAGTCTGCTTGGCGATAGTAAGATTGGGACGAGCTCCCGAGTAATCGATCATGTAACCCAGTGGCGGCGCAGCTTCTAGTGGCTCACCTGCCTTGCCTACCTCGAGCCGTGTAGCCAGTCGCAGATTATCAGCAGCTGACATCTCGACTGAACCGTCAGCCTCGTACCACTCGCGACTGTGTGGTAGCTCGACGCCATCGTCTAACAGGCGAAGATAATCTTCACGTGAACCTGGTTCGATTGTACTGGTCATACTCACCTTCCTTTCTGACTCTTGTGAGTCTTAGGACAATTCTTAGACTCTATAGCCAGCCAAGGGGAGGTTGTCCAGCATAGGCTAGATCACTGCTGAGTTACGGAGCACGGAAGGTTATACTTCTTGTCCGTACTACTCCAGGTACACAGAACATCGTAAGTAGTATTTCCAACACCAAGTGCACCAGGTACGGTAAATACCCACTCTAGATCAGTAGGATCAGCACCCGCTGCTCCAGTGTCACCCTTTGGACCCTGGCACTGTGCTGGATTAGCATTACAAAAAGTGTTTACTCCATTAGTAACTTGCTCCTGGCTTGGAGGCGGGGCATCAGATCCATTAACTCCCGGCTCGCCCTGTACTCCAGTAGCGTTCTGTCCGTTAGTTCCATTGGTTCCATTTACGCCTGAAGATCCAGTAGGTCCAACTGGTCCTCGACACTGACCATTTGCATTACAGTATAGAGAAAGAGCTTGCGCAACCTCGTTAGGTGTAAGCTTGGGAGCACATCCATGCACACTGCAGAATGAGTTAACAGCATTCTGTGCTTGTGTATCACTAAGTCCCGGACCGGCTGGCCCCGTCTCTCCCTTGCTACCTTGAGCTCCAGTCTGTCCAGCGGGTCCCTCTACACCTGGTAGGACAGAGGGTGTAGCCGTTGCTACAGCCGAAGCTTGAGCACACGAGATGCCTAACTTCTGTAGCTGGGTCTTCTTGGATGGATCTGCACATGCCTGCGCGATAGGAACTGCTAGCTCATTCGCTTTACTGATAACCGGCGCCTGAGCGCTAGCTATAGCACCATTAGATGTAGCAGAAGCTTCAGCTTTATCCTTGCCGGATGCTACATGAGATGTGTAGTTAATCTGACTACCTGCTGCAATACCAAGACCAAGAAGAATGAATGCAATAATGATACCCCAGAAGATACGCTTCTTTCTGCGCCGTTCACCGGCGATACGCTCTGCTGTACGAGTAGCTTCTGGGATTACCTTTGTCTCGACATGCTCCTTGAGAAATGCTAGTGCTTCCTCCCTGTCATCAGGCTCTGTCATGATACTTCCCCGTCCTTGATTGGAATCTGGGTCACCGGTGGACTCAGCTGTCTAACCAGGAGTGCAATCTGTGCTTCGTACTGAATTACTCTTTGTTCATGGGCGATGATCTTGCTGTTCAAATCATTTACAAGTCGATATGCTTCTGCAAGTTTATCGTTTGCATTACTAATCTGATTAAGTAATGCATCTACCCTCTTTTGAGCTTTCTCTAGATCTAGCCTGATTGGCCTGATTGTATGCTCCTCTAGCCAATCAAGAATCTCCTGGCCGGCCAAAGTTGCAGCCACGCGCTCCGAACTACCAGTTGGCATACTTAATCTGTTATCCGGATTATCTTCTTTGTCTTCAGCTTTATGCTTACCATTCGATGTACCACGCTGAATCATCATCCCCGCCAGTCCTAGCAAGCCAGATACTAGTATACCGACAACAGCCCAGATTGAATTCTGAGAGATAGAGTCGGTAGCAAGGATTCTGATCGCACTAACTTTGCACCGCCAATACGATCAGCATGCCAAGAATACCTATCAGTAGAACTACAATTACCCACAATGAAACCTTGAGCATCGGCAGCCAGGCCAACCTATCTAACAGTCGATTCAAGGAAAGGCGAATCTCGTGCTGTTCGATACCCAGCTTGGCAACCTGACCGTTAATGTCCTTGAAGTGCCGACCGTACTCGTCTAATGTTTGGTCGACACGGCCCTCTACTTTGCCTCGCTCGAAACTCTCTTGATTAGACTCGGTCATTTGCCTCACCTCCCCCTTTGGTAAACGAGGCTCATGGTACATAGGATACGCTAGTCTGAAAGAATAGAGAAATCACTGTTCAGTTATAGTGAACGCCGGAGTGGCTACAGATAGATCCACAGTCTCTTCTCCTTACTGTTCAACCGGAAAGTTAACATTCATAGCCCAAGAACCAGTATTTGCAGTTGTTGCATTTTGCTCAAGAATACTTACAACACCAGTAGAGGCGACTTGAATTCTAGCCGGCGGAAGGCTAGTACCAGACTGACCCCATTGTGTTGGGAAAAATAGATCAAAACCAGGTCTGAACTTAATAGGTAAGGTCATAACAGTACTAGACGAACCAGTTAGAAGAGCCGCTGTATTATGAACTAAACCCTGGATGTAAACTATTGCATTAAGTTTACAGTACCTCAATGGAACATTAACTCCTCCTACATTCGTCCAAGTCCCCGCTGGAGTAACATTAATCCATGGTACCGTATTAAGGGTAATCGGTATCTGGATGCCAGTACCAGTCTTGATATTAGTACCAAAGACATCTATCGCTGCAATCATTATCCAGTGCGATGGAATCTCGAACTGAGCAGTAGGATCGGTCCAGCTTACAATTCGATAATCCTTGTAACCACCAGCATGGCCGCCGATCCATAACTCGCAATAGAGAGTCTGACCAGCGGCTAAAGGAATACCATTAACTGTCGTGGTTACAGACGTCACCCCAGGCTCACCGTAAACTGGAATGACATCACCAGTTGCCGATCCATTAAAGTAGACATATCCATCACGCTGAAGAGAACTTCGTGCACCTGATGAGGCAATTAAAAGCTGGTCCCAGTTAATACAACCACTTGTATAACTCCAGTTACCACCACCCGAGAGTAGATCCTGCGTAAGACTTGGATAGTGATACGCCGGAGGACTCAGTGGACCCCGTAGTCGCGCAGGGTCATAGCTACCAGTAAGATCTACATATGAATTCGATGTAGCCTTTGCTTTGAAATGTGTTGCCTGATACTCCAGTGTTCCACGATGACCAAAGTTAGAAAGTGAACCAGGATCAAGTTCAGTAATATCAGAAATGTTTTCTACATCAGTCCAACCCTTAACTGAGCCCATAAACTTTGGGGTACGCGTAGGACTGTCATCACGAGTGTAAATAATCCTCAGTGAGAACTCATGTCCAAACGCACAGAGAATTTCCAAGTCAAAATCAACACCATTGATCGGTCCAGTCGTCTCTTTAGCATAGATGAGTACCCAATCACTATACCCATCATAAGAAGAAGGATTAAGATCAAATGTATACTTCTTGACTACTTGTACATTTCCAGCAGTATTGAACTTAGCATCAGAAGTAGTACCACCTAGACCGCTGTCATTACCTGCCCATAGGCTAACCGTAAGTTCAACAATCCCACTTGATACTTCTGTAGGTGAAGTATAATTCTCGGGTGTATCAAAGTTAATCGACCATGAACCGAGATAGTACGACTGTCCGATACCAATGGTCGCCGAATAAAATGGAATGTAGATCGGACTGCCGTACTTAACCGAGTTGCCATGCGAGGTGATAATAGGCTGTGTTGCCGGAATAGCCTTAATAGAAGTAGACAAACCAGTAGCACCAGTCCAGCTACACCCAGCATCCGAGCCATCAAAAGCTGCGATAATACTGGCACCCTTGGTAATGATAATCTCATCAATCCACAGGTGCATTGTTCCACTAGCATCAAGAGCCTGAAGTGTAATATTCAGATTACTCAATACAGAGATAGCTTTGAACTGTACATACTTAATACCAAAAGTCTCATTATTGTAATATGCAGTCTTGTTTACCGGAGCACCAGTTGCTCCATCACCAAGACCTATCCAACCACTGCCGTTATTATTCCAGACCTTAATTGCAGCGGTGTAAGTTTCTCCTACCTCTGAATCAAATGGAATTCTTACGGCAGCATTCGCATCCGTTACTGACCAGGTGATACCGCCACCGTTAACGCCTTTAGACTTATGCGTGGTAGATGTCGCGATAGTGCTACCAGCTGTCGCCGCCCATGCGCCTATACTGACTTCAAACCCAGGACACGTACAGAGATTTTGCAATGTCTGCGCAGGAACAATCTTGGTTGGATCGTTACCCAGTGGATAATCGTACGGTCCGTAAGTATGAAGCAGACCCGTACGTCCTGTAAGGAGGGTATCCCTGAGCTTTACTACTGATTGCCACAGTGTACTATTGTTGTAATCATTGTAAGGCGAAGGAAGAACATCCGTGATGCGGTAGTTACCCGCAACACCCTCAATCCACACTGCCGTAGAGTCCATGAGGGGTGTAATATTACCTGGTAAGACAGCCTGAATGACACCATTAGATCTATCCGTAGAATAGAAAACTCTGCCATCTGAATCAGTAAGAGGGGTACCATCCTCGTTTAGCAAGGCAGTAACTACAGTAGCTACCTTAACCTTCGTGCCTGGCTCGCCGATGTAATCCACATCCAGTGGACCATAGTTCGGAGAGGAGTCATAGCGTGCGTCAAGTACCCATCCGATAAATCGATTAGGTGTAGCCTTCTCTACGTGCTCTGTAACTGCCCTTTTGATTGACTCATGGATGCGTACTGCGGCATCATAGTCACCAAGCTCGGCCATTAGTAACTCACAGGGGGTCTAGGAACTTGGAACGGAGTTAGTGGGTTAATCTGTGTCGGATCAATGATCGACACTCGCTTGGCTGACCCTGACATGACACCAAGGCCAAGTGGAATAGTAAAAGAAGACATCAGATACTTATCTGGCGTTCTAAGTTGGTCACGATTGGGCACTCGACAAATCTCCCCTGCTTCAATCCAGGGGGCGACCAACGCATCAAAGTCAAACGAATAAGATTCAAGCGCCATAACACTCAGAAGTCGGTTAGCATAATCCTGGCACTGCTGGGTGTTAGTAAAGAACTCAGACGAATAGTAATAAGTAATAACACCGAGTCGCTCAATCCTTGTCGGCGAGGAGGGCGTATGATTCTCGGCTACAGCTTGGAATGTAATTCCATCATTGACAGACTGATCCGAGCTAATACCAGTCACCACTACTCTGTTATACATAGCAGTGTCGTCACTAGTACGCGTGAACTTCGCAATATTACCTGTCGGACCACCGGTGACAAGGTCGATAGTAATAGGCGAGGTAGAGGGGTCAAGGAATGGTCGCACCACTAGATACCCAGCACCATCGAAGAATACCTCAATATTAGCTGAATCGCACAACTGCTTGATAATATCCCAATAGTTAGAAGTGCGATCAAAACTCTGCAGTGCTGTCAATTTAGCACCATGCGAGTTGATACGAAACTTCCTCAATCCACCTAGCGTACCTAGCGACGCTACCAGCGTATCGATATCCGTTCCTGTCGCCCATGACGTCGCTAGATCTAGCTTGATCCGCAAAAGCTTCTTGACATAATCTCTGCCTGTTATGGCAATCTCATGCGGGAATGACGACTCGACAATCTTATCAATCATGAACTCGCCGATTTGCGTTTCCCATGATCTCTCTTCACCGAAGGAATAGAGCCACCTGACAGCAGCCTGCAGGAATGCCAATTCTTTAGCGACATTCTGTACAGGTGTGTACGATAGATTCAACGACGGGTGATAATGGAACCAGCGACCACCCGTTAGATTCTGTTCGTAAATCGCTGCATAGTCAGTGGCCGCCGCATAGGTAGTAATTGCAGCAGCGCGGGCCGTAGGCCTAATCGTCAGCGGTATCGTCTCGTTGTTAATTCCCGGATTGAGATAAGGGATTAATTCACCAGCGAATTCGTTATCTGCTGCTGGAATGTCAATGTTCCAAGCCGACGTTCCAGTACGTGTAGCTGTCGAAGTAATCAATGGCACACTAGTCGTTGTAGCGTGGTTATTCACTGTAAGAATGTTAGCGCCTAGCATGTAAGCTGATCCGAGCAATGCAATAGTAGCAGCGTCGAAATCTACCGTACTTCCGTACGCGACAATGATGTCATAATTGAGTAGCTGATCTGTTGATATAGCTGTCAAGCTAGGGAAATAAGCAAAGTTGTTAAATCCGACTCGTCTAAGCATTGTTGTAATAGGTGACACTGTCGAACTACTTAAATTGAGCACAGCTACAACCGGACTGCGATTTAGATTCTGATACTTGACACCACGGAATGCTTTGATGATCTTGTCATACCATAATCCAGTAGCTGGATCATGAATCAATCTTCGATCAGAATTATCCAGCGCAATATCAAGATTGCGACGTTCCGCTCGAGTGGAATCTACGCCCACCTGCCCGGACTTGATGCGTGACAATCCATCGTCACCAGCCCAGCGAGTAACCCCATCAGACTCGTAGATTTCAATCCTACGAGTAATGACAGTTTCGCCTGCGACAATGGCATCAACTACATCCCGAGAAACAAATCCGCCCATGTTACGTAGCCACCGTAATATAATCCATCTGAATGTCTCCGAATTCTGCTTCGCCACCTGTACCAGGAAGGCGGGTCAACTTTGGATCATCAAAGGAGACATTCCAAACGTCGCCGAATGGATTACGAACTAAAGCGGAATGTCCAGAATTACGCATCCCGTAAATATCAAGTCTCTGACTGCGTGCCAAGTAAGTTCCAACGCTAACCGACGTCGAGATGTATTGGCCAGCGTTCCACAGTGCACCATTAAAGTCACCATCGAAATACGCCTTGTCTATAGTTCCAGCGAACACCGAGGCCCCTCCGATAATGACACCATTAGCTGCTGCCGTACTGTTAGTGATTCTTACAGTGACAATCATGTGATCAGTCAACAGTGGCATTGTGTGCTGAGCAGTATAGCGCTTGCTATTGCCTATGTTTAAATCACCAGAAATAGCTGGTTCATAGGTATCAACCTGCGCCAGTGCTACATCTTCCGAACTGATCAAACTGTTAGCAGCGTTGTAATACTCAACGTGTGAAAGATAAGAAGTTACACCACCATTAACAGGGTCACCTTCGGGTGTAAACCACCAACCAGTTCTAAACTTGCGAGCCTGTGCGTAAATACCTACCAGACGTACAGCATCAAGTGTTTGCGAAATGGAGATATAGTTACCAGCACCAACAGTGAATGCATCTGCTCGAACGACAAGGTTAAGTAACTTGCCATTAGGCATCGGCTCAGAGAATGTCTGATAACCATTCGAGACGTTACCAACAGATCCAGCTGAAGCAATGGTCCACTTGTCAGGTGTATAACCGACAGTATGCATCTGGAAAGCAGGATCGTAAAACAAATTTTCGGCCGTATCTAGACCAATAAACTTATCACGCATCTGGATCGTTAGCGACCCGTTCGGACCGAGGTAGTCGCCGATATCACGGTGCCGCCCGCGCCCGTATAGGTTGAATACGGCGCTCTCCGTCTCGTCCGCGTAACTATCCGCCGTCACACTAAAGAGGGGTACAGCGTCCAGGATTCCAAACGGATCAAGCATCCAATACTGTGATGCAGGCGTTGTTACCTGAATGTAGTTCACCGTTGACGATTCAACCAAGTCACCCGTTGCATTGGAAACCTGAGTGACGACATACTGATAAGTTGTATTAGCCCTAGCGGAGTAATCACGATAACCATAGGTCGGCATGTACTCATTTATGACTGCTAGCGTTTCCCAGGTAAGATCACCAACGGCACGCCGGTAGACATTCCACTGGATGAAGTTTGCATCCACCAGTAGGTTATTCCAGCCGACGTAGACAAACCCTCTGCGATCAAACTCGTACAGATAAACATTCGTTAGCGGAGCAGCAGGCGCTGTCCAGCTGGTCGTTACTGAGATGGTTGCCGTACCCTCAAGACCCAGGTTATCCACTACATAGACAGTGAAAGTGTATGCATTTAGATTGTGTAACGTACCTGTCGGAATCTGATACGCAGATGTAGTTGAGTCAGCAACATATCCAGTATCAATGATAATTGTACTACCCTGCTTAATTACCAACCGCCACGTTGACTGACTCTTAATACCTGCAATAGTCGGTGTCCAGGTAATGTTTGGCAGTGCAGCTAAAACAGCGCCATCAAGAGGGTTAGTAAATACAGGCGCAGGAGCATCCGATACTATGAACGTCTGCAATGGAGCAAGTGGTCCACCTACGTCATCCGAATCCCAAAGCTTAACAGTCCATATAAGCAGCTGATCCTTGTTGCCAGATGGAATAGTAAGTACACCAGTCTGATTGCCGGATGTCAATTTACCTGAGTCAAAAATTGTATTACCATCTACGTCATACACAAAGAGCTCGTACGCGGTCTGGAAATCAAATGGCGACGGATCGGTAAATATCCACTGTACCTGCAATGAGCCTAAACCATACTTACCTACAGCACCAGAGTTAGGCGCGAGATTAACACCCTGTGGAGGATGCGAAATAGTAAATGTTCCCGGAGTTGATGCAGGTGAAAGGTTACCCAGCTCGTCTATCTCGTATGAACGAATATACCAGAGTCCCTGAAACATTTCCTGAGCTGCATCGCACTCCTGAGTTACGGTTATGACAGCACCACCTGTAAATGTATTCAGTGGCCGCTGGAATATATCATCAAAGATCTCGCGGAAATTTGTAGTGAACCCAGAATCGGAAGCTACCTGCCATTTGATCTTTCGATCAACCTGTGGAGTATTGATAGCTTCTTTGAACTGTGCAGAAAAAATCGGCCTATCAGTATCGACCGTCTGGCCATTATAAGGCGAGATATTAACCGGTACTGGCGGTACTAGAATACCAAGGTAGCGAACTTGATACATCGCCTTGCCATACCAAACAAGACATCCGACCGTACCTACTGTAAGATTTCTAGATCCACCAGCAGAAACAGTCGATATAGCAGCACCTGAAATACCAAAGCCAAGTCCATCAAACTGGTATGGTGCATTTCTCCAGACAGCAACACCCGTAGAGAAGTCTACCATACAGGAATACGTAAAGTTAGTCGTAGTAAGAAACAGTAATACCTGATCAGTACCATCAAATGCAGCATTACCAAACTGCCAGCCGGCAGCGTAACCGGAGGTATGGCCACCTCCAGCCATAGACTTCGTCTGAAATGGCACGACATCAGTACGAGTCACACCACTATTGACAGTGAACTTCCAGGCAGCCATAGTGCCGCCTGCTGTAGTAGTATCACCAAATACGCCAGTGACATAGAAAGTCCTAGGCTGAGTGTCCGGACAGATCATAGTAAACTGACGAAGACCTCCGGCCTTACCGGCATCAGGAAGAGTAATCGTCGGAGCCGAAGCAATCTGAGCACCGGTAGAAGTATTAATCTGAATGATTTGCATACGCTCGCCTAAATCCTTAGCGAACGCCTGATTAATAATTATCGCAAAGGTAGCAACGTTAGCAACAATTGCATCCTTACAACCCGCCATCGTGATGTAATCTGTATCCGTCTTCGGGACACCACCAAGGGTGACGGCTGCTAACGTATGAATAGTCGCGCCACCTCCATTGGTATGATACATCCTGATAATGGAGTTAGTAGCTGCCTTCCAGCTGTACAAGGCCATGACAACATCGTCAGTCGAGTTGCCAAGCGAATCAATATCAACACGCGAAGTGTTATACCCCGCAACTACTGTATAAGGTGTCCTGATGGTTCCCGGAGTAAAAGCAGGACCAGCAGCATAAGCTACCTTGATATACTTAACACTCTGGTCGTGTGCTTTCCAGATGACATGAACATTATTTGAGACATCAATACAAGAAGAATATTCTACTGGATCTAAACCAGTGAGATCAGTCGTGATAGTTGCCCGGAGTGTCCATACCTCGCCAGTTGATGAAGAGTAGATGTAGATCTTAGCAATGTTTGTGTTATCACCGCCGTCACCAGTATAGGCAGTCGAGTTGCTATCCAGAATAACAGCAACTAGGTTACCATCAGATAGTCGGTGAACAGTTCGCTTTGCGATAGGGCCAAGACCATTACTAGATGTTCTTGAGATACTTCGAACAACTACACCCGGCATGGCTTACAACTTTCCAGTCAAGGATTCAAGGTTCTGGATAAACTTCTCTGCGTCACTACCACTCTTAATACTCGGGAAACTCAAATCACCATGGAAATGAAGTTCAGTATGCTGCGTATTGTTCTGGTAGACTACAGGAGATGCGTTACTACCGCTAGCATTATTCACTCGTGCATTAAGCGTACTAAGGTTCGGGGTATTCATCTTACCCAGGTAGCCACCGATAACATTCAACAAGCCAGACTTCTTGACGAGGTCCCAAGCGCGTGCCGGGTTAGTCAAGGGTAGAATAACTTCCTTGCCAGCTTCGCCAACACCGACAACAGTAGCTCGATTATAGATACCACCAAGGGCATTCCAGTGCGGAAGGTTCGGCAGCAGGGGAATCGAGAACTTCTTGTGTGGCGGGAATGGCATCTCCACTGAAATCCTGTGAGGGATGATCAGGTTAACGCCATCAATGATCTTATTAACAATTGCCTTCGCTACTGTTGTAGCAACACCTGCTGCAGCCGAAGCAACACCGCCGACATCCGACAGGCCTCTAAGTAATCCACCGATGATCGACTTGCCAGCACTCAATAGCCAGGTACCCGCACTCTTGAACGCACCCTGAATACCGCCGCCGATCTTACCGAACCAGCTGGTAACACTGCTCCAGACATTCTTAGCACCATTCCACAGGCCATTAAGAACATTCTTACCTGCTCCAACTAGCCAGCTAGCAGCATTAACGAACCTGTTAACAATCGCTGTTCCTACATCACCAAGCCACTTAGAAACACTATTCCAGACAGCCTTGGCGCCATTCCATAGACCCTGAAGAACAGCCTTACCACCATTAACCAGCCAACTGACAGCGTTAGTAAACTTATTAACGATTGCAAGACCAACCTGGCCTAGCCAGGCATAGACACTATTCCAAACTGATATCGCACCATTCCACAGCCCGGTAAGTAGGTCCTTGCCCTTCTGGAGAAGAAAAGTAAGGAAACCAGCCATCGTTTGAAGAATAAGAACAGGAAGCTTAAGGAACCAATCAACGATAGCCCTGATCATATCTGGAATGATACTGTGGCCGACAAGCTCATCCCAGAGCCACTGAAAGAAGTGAACGATTCCATTCACAAGTCCTTCAACAGCACCCCAAATAATATTCCAGGCACCCTTGATAATATTACCTATAGCACTGAAGATTCCCTTGACAACCTGAACAACGTCATCCCAGGCCTTCTTCCACTTGCCTGTAAAGATATCGACAATGAAGTTAAGAATACCAGTAAGAATCTGAAGCAGGTTACCAGTGATAGTAGCCGTTACTTCGATGGCTGGCTTAAGGACACTGTTAAATACCGATGCCAGAATCTTCAGAGCACCAAGTAGTAACACTCCGAGAACCATTACCAGTGGCTTTGATGCCGTCCAAAGCAACCCAAGTAAGCGCCACAATGCCTGGAAGAATGATAGAACCTGTGGAGCAATATGCTGTCCGAGCTCCTTGAAGTAGTAAACAATATTCTTTAGGAACGCAATGATTTCAGGCGAGAACAACTTCCCAAGTGCACTAGCTACAGTTCCTAAAGTCTTACCTAGATCAACTAGAAACTTGCCAACACCGCTATTCGTAAGACTGCCGAACATCTTGCCAACATCAATGTTACCCAGTGCAGTACCAATGCCATGAGCAAACTGACTTAATCCTGGTCCGACGTTAGCATTCCACCAGGTGACGACCTCTCCCCACTTCTTCTTGATAGGTGTCAACAGGTCAAGCTTGCCAAACGCCTTACGCGTATTATCTATTGCCGCCTTAGTAAGATCATCAATTGTAAGGCCACCAGCGTTGCCACTACCAAGGTTAGCACCAAGATTACCAGTTGGATAGTTACCACCGGCCGCCGCATCGAAGTTAGTTGCAGCTTGACCTTGCTTGGCCGCCGAAGATGCCTTGTCGATCGCAGCCTGCGCTGCTTGACCCATAGTCTGAAGCGAGTCGTTAATCTCCTGGATAGCATCATTAACCTTGGAATACGCATCCTGGAGAGTCTGAAGCTTCTTGTTTTCAATATCGTAGCTAGCCTGAATACGATCACGTGCAGCCTTAGCCGCATCTACAACAACCTGCTGCTTCGTAACAGCATCAGTAGCCTTATTGTATGCATCGGTGTACTTATCAAGGTTAGCCTTGTTAGCTGCTATACCTGCCATGATCTGATCGAAAGGAAGTTCCTTCATGGCATTTGCAGCATCGTTAATCTGCTTGGTCAATCCATCGAACTGAAGACTATTTTGTAGATCAAGTTCCTGACCCTTGCGCTGGAGTTCATCAAGCTGATCCTGCAGCGCCTGATACGCAGTAATCGTATCGTTGATTCCGGTCTGCTGACCCTGTAGTGCAGTGATCTGATCGTTGTACACATTTAGAATATCCGAACCAGCGCCAGCCTGCTGCAGTGCCTGCTGGGTACCTTGCAGACTGAGGATCTCTCCATTAAGTGCAGCTAGCTTAGACTGAACATCTCCAATAGGTCCAACGACATCTTCCATTTGTAACATCTGCAACTGGAGTGCCTTCTGCGCCTGGGTGTTAGCAAAGATCTGATCACCCATGGCCTTCTGGCCAACAATCTGAGTATTAGAAAGATCTGAAATGTTCTGCTTGGCGGTACTCATTAGATCTGAATAATGCTGCTGTGTAGCAGTTAGCTTATCCAGAATAGCTTGCTGGCGATCCAAGGCGTCATTGGCTCTATTAAGAGCTGCCTGATCAGCATCAACAATACTCTTCTGGATTCTGATAACATTATTCAGTGCGTTCTGCTTTGCAGTCAAAGCCGTCAAGTCAGAGTTAAGAACCTTATAAGCGTTAATTGCACCAGCACCGGCACCAGCCTTGTTAAGGTTATCTAGATCCTTCGCCATATTGATATTGCGCGTGGTAGCTGCCATCGTAGCGACGGCACTACTGAAGGTCTGGATATCCGCGTACGCCTTCAGGAGCGGGCCTGAGATATTCATAACTGTAGCAAACTGCCTATTAACCTCAGCCATACCAGCTGTAACATTCTCGACCAACGAAGGTGAGTGATGCGCAAACGGGTTAAGATAGCTGAACAACTCGTATACAGCCTTTGCCGCATTCTCCACAATATGAACAACTGCCATCATTGCATTCTGAATACCCTGAGGTAGCATGTTGAACACATTGATAACAAACGCGACAGCCTTATCAAAGATAGATGCAATACCACTCATAGCACCAGATAGACCTGATGCCCCCGAATTGAACCATCCGACCACACCCTGCCAAGCTGTAGCAATCTTATCTCTAAACCCATAAAGCAGGCTAACTACAACTGTGATGGCAATTCCCCACGGTCCGGTAAACACTCGCAAAAGGAGTGTTCCGAACGAAGCCATCATCGGTAGCAAACCACGCAGACCACCGAGAACCAGCGACGGAAGTCTGCCGAACAGGGCACCTAGCTCTGCAAAGAATGTTAAGCCAAGTCTAGGTATACTTCGGAAGAAGTTCAGGAAGGTTGCACCAATGGTGCCGAAGCCTAGCTTGACGATCGTTCCGGCACCACTGAAGGCTGCACCAAAGATACGAGGCAAGAAGGCTAGTGCACCAAATCCAATACTCTTAATACCCGAGAACAATAAGGTAAATGCTCCAAGGAGCGCATTCCCTGCACCGGAAACGATCCCACCTAGGATAGCGAACGTCGTACCGAAGGTACGTACGAGCAACGAACCGGCCGCCCCCGCCGCCGCCGTGAGGGGTGTGAACATCGTCCGGGCTGCAACAGCAACGACTGATCCAGCAGCTCCTAGGCCAACACGCAGGATACCTACGATCGGCGAGAATACGCTACCGAGAACACTTCCTAAAGCACTGATTAATGCAATGCCACCCTTGCCAAGTGTGCCAAACAGTCCGGTAAACAATCCGACGATCTTACCGAACGGCGCAAACATCAAACTAAAAATTACACCGAGAGATCTAAATCCACCGACGAGCGCTGACACATACAGCATCAGTGGGCCCATCAAGGCAAGCATGATCGCTAACAGACCCATGAACTTCTGAGTGGTCGGGCTTAGGTTACTGAACCACATCGCAAGCTTGGCTAAGTAGCCGGCCATGGCAAGAATCACGGGTAGCAACGGCTTGAGTACGTCAACAAGGCTGTTCTGAATCACAACGCCAATTTGCTGCATCTGGTGCGGCGACGAATTCATAACAGTCGCGAGTTCCTGCGCTGCTACCTTGGCGTTAACATTTGCATCCTTGGTTGCATCTAGCGCCTTGCCGTAGTAACTTAGACCACCGCTACCCTTAATTAGCGAGTTGTAAACATCTCGCATAAGGATATCAAAACGGTTAATCTGGAAGTTAGTAGCAAGGTAACGAGATGCAACATTCTTCTGGGCCTGATCGAGGCCGTGAAACTTGGTAGCCAGAAGCTCGATACGCTGTGCACCTGTCGATGACTTCCAGGACATATCCGCAACGGTAATGCCCATCTTCTTAAGGATATCTTCGGCATTCTTAGTAGGTGCAAGAATGTTCGAGATGATAGTCTTAAGAGCATTACCAGCTTGAGCTGCTGTACCTGCAGCGGGAGTCAAGGCAGCAAGCATAGCCGCAAGCTCGCGGTAGTTAATACCAGCTTCAGATGCAGCACCAGCTGCACGCTGGAAGCCATCAATCAGACCGGCCATGCTGATTCCAGTCTGATTCTCAACAACGTTCAAAGTATTGAGAATCTTGACCAGGTCGGACGAGCTAGCGCCATACTGTGCCTGGATGGCAATCAGGGCATTAGTCGCTTGGGTAGCCGACAAGCCACCGATGATCATTGCTTTTAGAGTGGTATCTACAGACTGCGCCAGTGCTGCACCCTGAACACCAGCCTGCGCCCAGGCAGCACCGACGCCAATAACCTCAGCCTGCTGAATGCCATACTCGTTGCTGAGTGCTTCGAAGTTCTTACGAAGAGAATCTAGATCCTTGCCATAGTTAGCGAATGGATCAGATCCATAAACCTTCTGTAGTTCAGCGAAAGCTGACTCGTTAGCCTGAGTAAAATCATAGATCTTCTTACCCGCTAAGACTAATGGTGCAGTGAATGTTGCCGTCATCGCATAACCAGCTGAACGAAGGCTAGACGTCAGACTGGCAAGTGACCTGGTAGTACCCGCAATACCCGAAGCTGCGCCAGTACCACCAGAAGAATTTAGAGATGCCTGAACTTGCTTCCAGGTTCCCTGAAATTGCTTGAGCTGTGCTTCGGCAGTAGCTTTAGCAACTCGGATGGTTATATTCAAGTAAGTTTCGACTTTAAACACCACCCACGGGCTTCGAAGAGTCCCACTAAAGGGCCTCTAGTGCCCGACAAGGTATTCTGGAATATATCAAATACCCCTCGTCTCCGTCCATAACAACGGTCGAGGGGTATTTGATCTAGCGCTTCTTTGACTTTATGTTTTCCATCTCGCGGGTATGCTTGTCATTATCTCGCTTCTCGCGTATCCCACGAAGCTCGAACAGGACTGTCCACTCGTCAATGAGATCAGGATGCTGATCGTACCAGCCGCCTTCTACTGGAAAGTGAGTCCACTTCGTATTCTCGCAAAGCCAAAACAGAAAGATAGACGAGGGAAGATTCCCGCCAGTTTCGCCACCGTTAATCCAGGCTTCCGCTTTTACGCGGAATCGTCTTTTCCCGCTTCACGCTTGACGGCCGACTCGAGAAGATCTTCGAGGTTCTTCATCTCTTCGCGAATCGCATCAGCAGTCATCTCGCTCTGCATCCATGGATTAGCCTTGCGAATCGCACGCTCGAGACCGTCAAGTAGCTTCGGATCAGCCTGAAGGGACCACTTACCAAACTCGGAACCAAGACTAGCATTCTTGTCGACCGAAATCGCCTTGAAAGATCCATCAGTCTGCTTCTTGACGATGTGCCAGCTCATCACCGAGCACTCGAAAAGGATCTCACGCTCGACACCTGGATCAACCCGCACGCGCGCGTCACCAGTATTCTTCTCGAGCTTGATATCCTTGGTGGTCTTGGACTGGTACTTGCGTCGGTCGCCTTCAGTCATCTGCCGGAATTCAATCCACTGCAGGCCATCAGGGAAAGTCCAACGCTGCGTCTCGTTAAAGCCGAAGTAATCCTCATAGGCTGGCTCGTCAGGATCTACTCCAGCAGCAATCATGTTTTGTCGTGTAAGGTCAGTATCGGTTTCCATTGGTGACCCTTTCTAGGTCTTGTGTGGAATTATTAACCCCAGGCAGGCTAGCCGGTATTTAGCCTGCCTGGGGTTAATGCACCCCGGGGGGGTTATTACGCGATGGTCGCGCGACCTGTTTTGGCAACGGAAGTCATGATCGGAGTAGCAGGCACAGGACGAATAGCCTGAATATCAATACTCGGCTCGATGATATCGTCACCACTCGGACTGAAGTTATAAGGCTTCAGAATCGACTGAGGGATAGTAAAGGCAATCTGCTGGGCCGTCAACGGAGTACCTGCGACAATGTTCTCATAAGTAGCAACGTTAATAACCAGAGCTTGCTTTGTCGGAATACCACCAGGCGCAGTAGCAGCAGCCGTACCATATACGGCCTGGCGCCACAGTGCACTATCCTGCTGGCGAATCGTAACGCTGGCCGTAACTTCACGACGCTTCGGGACAACACTTCCAAGGTAAAGACTACCCAGACGGAAGTCAGTATCATCGAAGTTATTGTTGATATCTAGGCTGAAAGACTTCGCCGGAAGAGTCACACCGTTGTAAGTCACTGTAACATTCGTACCGACGATCATCGGCAGGCTGTCAAACAGTGCAGTCGGAGTATTCATGTCGGTTGGGGTAATACCCGCAACCTGCTTCAACGCGATGAGGCCAGCGGTACCCATAAGGTAACCGTCAGCCGCAGCTTCCAGGTGAAGCGTATTGACGACTGTGTCCGTGTAGTCGAAGCACTCCAGACCGGCACCAATGAGCTCCTCGACCGAGTAATACGGAAGAGCGGCAGCATCGGAAGGTGTGATCGTATGAGTCGTAATACCCGTCGTGGTAACCTGAGCAGTCGTCCCCATGCAGGCATACAACAGAGATAGGAACGACTCTATGCGGGCATAGAAGTCGTAGCTACCAGACCACTTAACGGGCCCCAGGTAGGAGTCCGTAATATCGCGACCGCCACCGATCTCGGGGTCTGGGATCATAAGCGTTCGGTCGGTGCCAAGCGATCCACTGCGAAGCTTAATACCAATACCCGCAGTCGCAATGTCAGAAGCAAATGTCCCAAGGACAGACTGCTTGCGAAGCAGAATGTGGCCTGGCTGTGAAGAATACCCTGCCGCCATTATTAGCTGCCCTTCTTCTCGTCAGCCTTTACGTCACCGTTAGGCTTCTGTAGTACCTCGGATGAGGTCGGCACAGGAGGTGCAGACACCTCGGCGGGTACGACAGGCCCGGTGACTGGCGGCTTCTCGGAAGCCTTGACACGTTCTTGCATCTCGGCAATTTGCTGGTCCAAGGTCTTACTCTCATTAACCAGCGCAACGCCATCGATCAAGCGCTGACTGCCGTAAAGGTTCTCGGTCTCTTCTGCTTTTAGAAGAGCAAGCTGTTCACGCTTCTGCTCATTCTCTGAACGAAGGTAATCGAGGTCTTCGTCAGTAGGCAGGTTATCAGGCATTTACTTTCTCAACCTCCAACATAAGATCGTTAGTGCAAAGGTACAGGTTCTCGCCGTTGACCTGGTTATTCCTATACCTTCCAGCCCTGACCCAGAACCTCTTGAGTCTCTTGATCGTTCCGTTCAGAGTCGCTGTAAGTCCGCCCAATTGTTGCCGTAGTGGGGGGTCACTGCCAAGGATAGTGCGTAACGTTTCGGCCAGCACTGCATGCCAACTCAGACCAATAATCTCATCTGAATGCCGAACAAACCCTTGCACCATGATCGAGTACATTTCAAGCGTAGGACTGCGCGCGAAATCCACTCCCATCATCTCCTGTGAATTCGGAGTTGGCAGCCAGTTGTCAGCCCAGACACCAATCGAGAAGTTAAGATCCTGCGTACGTAGTGGACGCTTAAGAACAATCAACCTATCATCTTCCATGGCAAACCGAGCAGCGACGAGCTGGACGACGTTGTTAGGAAAGATAGATCCATTGTCAAAGTCAATTGGCATTAGAGGATTCCACCTTCAATTGCAGCCTGAATACTCATAGCCAAGCTGTTCAACAATGTTGCGGCATCAGTCTCATTAAGTCCAACAACAGGACGAGCGGGTACGACACCACGTGCACCCGACTGAGCTGTATTGAACTTAGCTTGAAGTACTGGATCACCAGTAGGCTCTGGTGTCTGAAACGTCACACCAGAAGGATCCATCGTCATAGTACCTGAAGCATTGACGATGTAATCCTCTAATCCACCTGACCGATGAAGAATCGGACCTGATCCATACTGCTGGCGAAGGCGATCTGCAATCGTTACCGGTGACAACGGAGCCCAAGGTCCGGATACATCATCACCCTCACCGGAGAACCTTATAGCGGCTCTTTCGGATAGGTGATGCTTAGCTTCACCCTGCATCCAGAACGCTAGAGAGGCTGAATCAATAGCACGATCAAGAGCAGTAAGTACTTTAGTTACTCCTAGATCTTCAGCTTCCGAGGACCATAGAAAACCTGTCATGACCAGCTAGCCCCCTCTCGGACGTGCCTTGTTGCCGTCACCCAGGCACTGCCATCCCAAACCTTGACAGTATCACTTCCATAAGCTAGAACCAAACTATCCACTAAGCCAGTGTTATCAATCAGTATCTTCTGGCTTATTAAAACTTGATTCTGAATATCAGCTAGTCCGGCAAGATCTGTAATAATTCGACTGTACTCTTTGATAACCAAATCAGTTATACCAGCAGAATCAGTAATCGTAATCTGGTGATTTACAGCCTGGCCAATATTGTCAGTTAATCCAGCATTATCTGTATTTATTTGCGTACCGGCACCTGATGAAATCTGAGAAACGAGATCACTAGAGCCAGTACTGTCAATAAGCACACGCGCCACAGCTGACGTTTGGGATATCATGTCGGTTGAACCAGATGTATCAGTAGAAACTCGAGTAGCATTCACAGTCTGACCTGTAATGTCAGCAGCGCCAGCCGAGTCAGTAAACGTTTGCGTATAAGAATTTACCCCAGACTGAATTATATTATCAGTCAGTCCAGCCGAATCAGTCTCAATATCAGAATAAACAACTGAATAATTAATATCCTGATCTGTAGATCCAGTATCATCGCTAATAATACGAATTACAGTCTGAGCTACAACAGACAGATCAGTAAGTCCCGTACTATCAACAATCGTTCGAGCTGTAGCATCTACCTGAGACGTAGTATCAATCAGGCCCGCACTGTCGATGATAGTGCGTGCGTAGTTTGTAGCACTCACAAGTGCATCCGTTATACCAGCTAAATCAATAACAGACCGCATCGCCGACGACATCCGCGAGGGTACGTCAGTAAGACCGACGCTGTCTATAACTGGGCGAATATAAGCAGAAGTTTGTGAAGATATATCAGTGAGTCCACCGCTATCCGTAGCCGGTCGTCCGTAGGAAGCTGTCTGTGCTGATACATCTGTAGTACCACTGCTATCAATGTTAGTCTGAGTATAACCAGTACCGCCGCCGCTGACGGTGTAGGTGATGACGATGCCGACGACGGCCTGCGAGGTTGACGAACCGGTGCACGACGTGGCCGCGTTCGACGCGAGTGTCTGCGCGCCGACCGCGCACGACACCTTCGTGCCCGTGTTCGTCGTGACGGCGTCGGTGCCGAGCTCGGTGTAGCCACCGGACAGCGTCAAGTCCGCGAGCGTCCCCGACGACGACGCACCGAACGCAGCGTAGGCCCGGTCCGTCGACGACGCCTGCGTGCCCGTGGGGCCGACCGGGAGGGATGTGGTCGCGCCGCTGCCCGCGGTCGCGCTCGTGTCGAACGTGAGCGTCCCGGCTTCCTCGGTGATCCACCCGCACGTCGGGCCGGCGATCGGGATGGTGAAGTTAGTCTCGCCGGCACTCGTGCGGCGGAACACGTAGATCGCCGAGTTGGTGTCCTTCTCAGCGTCCCTCGTCCACCCGGTCAGAGTCCCTGGGGCGGTGCCGCCGAGGAAGTTGTCGGAGTTGAGGAACAGCAGGATCGTGTTCCCGGTGGTGGTGGCGCCGGCGAACGCCGCCAGGACTGTCGTGGGCGCCGTAGCCGTGCCGGTGGAGAACGACGCCGGCGACTGCACCATCAGAACGTCACCATTCTCAAATCAGCGACAGCGGGTTACCAAGATCATCAAAGTTCTCCGACCATGCCACTTGTCCCATCGGAGTAGTATTCGACGTGCCCCGTCCGAGGTAAGGACGAGAGCGGTTAAGTGATAGGTCAAACACATTCCCTGTTGCCTCATAAGTAATGTTCGAAGTAAGACCACCATCATAGCATCGAAGAATCTCGTTGTTATCAGCGCCAGACTTACCAACAAGATAGGAGTCATGTACCGCTGCATGCATCGTAGTGCCTGATGTCATATCGGCAAACTGCATTCCAGATGAACCGAGCTGGGCAATATTCATTGTCTCCATGTAAAGCAGAACTCGATCAAACGTAACGTTTCCTGCTCCACCCGACAATTGAACACCGTCGTTATGGTCCCCGCCGTCAACCGCCTTAGTCTTGATAATCGACTCAGTTATCATCGTACCAATTACCGTACCGCCATTCGCGCGAGCCCCATCCGTGTCGCCTTGAAACAGGCATCGCAACGCGTAATAGTCCTCCCACTGCGTGTTCTGCTCTCCATCCGGCACTGGCGGGTCGAACGTTACAAATTCCATGCCGAGCCCAGGATGATGGGTGCCAGAGAAATCGTTGTAGATCGATGTAGAGAGGCAGCCTTTGAACGTACACCACGGAATATCAAGGCGAATACGATCAGTATGGAGTTTTGTGAACACATACGGATCACCCTGAACCCCCGATCCAGTATGCGGGCCAGCTAGAAAATCCGACGCAACATGCGTCGATCCTGTCCAGTCTACTAGATCCCCAAGGATTAGTTTCCGACCTAGCCCCGGATCAAGATAAGAAGTGTAACCAACAAGTGTACTCTCGCCGCCAATTAACTGTGACCCATGAGTAATTACATCAGGTGGCTGCATTAAGCCAATCTGAATAGCAATCGTACGAGCCATCAGTATTTCCCTTAAAGCCAGGCTTAGGTACCAAGGAACTTCTGGTTCCAAGTTATGCCTAGCGTATCCAATGTACCCTTTAGAACTGTCGGTGAAAGTAGACCCCTTGCAACTGTTCCCTTGGTTGCACCCGAGGTCACGTTCGTATCCGTGAAAGGATGCTCGGCAATAATCGCCACCTCGGCAAGAGGAGTCACGGGAGCGTTAGCTTCACCAGCATTCCAGGTAGTTTTGAATACCGTATAACAGCCGAGGTTATTACCCAGATTAGAAAACTGTGGATAAGTTGCATCGAACGGCTTATTGGCAGTTACACCAGTCGGATAGGTAACGATATCCATACCGGCCGGAGTAGCCTTATTAGCTGCAGTAGTCCCTGTACCAAGTTTCATTCCATTTACAACAGGGTAAGTTTGCGCAGCAGCACTGGCAATACCTGTAACAGTACCGCCCGACGAGTAAGCGCCGGGCGCTGCACCGACAGGAATCGTAAAAGTGGTGGTCGATCCAACAGTCGAGATTACCCACGTGCCGTTAACTCCGGTTGCACCAACAACGCCAGCAATAGTAACCTTGTCGCCTACTCCAAGGCCATGTGCACCTGAAGTCGTCACCACAGCTGATGCAGCATTCGTAACACCAGTAATCGTCACCGTAAGCAGTGTCATGACGGGGTAGTTCCGGCATGCGTAGTACTGGTCGCCCCAGTTCGTGATAAGATTCTTGAACGGCACAAACATCTTCAGATCACCATGCTCATCAAAGAGCTCAGCCCAACCAAACCCCCGAATGCCCACTGCGTCGTCCTGCTCACGGGACGCCTCCAGCGAGGAGATGAACTGGTCGATCATCCGCGCCGAGTCGGTTTTCATAAGGTCAGGCTCCTGTCGTGGTACTCTAAAGGTTTATGATAGAAAATTTACAGTTCTATCCATTGATCAAAGGATCCGACTGTAATTCCAAGAATTGAATCCGGATCAGTTGGCCCGGTGAATACCTTCACTCTAGTGGTAGCAGCTAGGATATCCGATGCTTCCGCTCCGGTAGGCAATACATAATGATCAGTGTCCCATACAAGAAAAGCAGGAACGCCAAGACCGGCTAAATCACTAGGCTGGATATATGTTGCACCTGGAATGACTGGAATCGTTACGATGACATCAAACAAGTCGATGTCACCACCGTTGTAAGGTACCTCCATGGCAAACGACGTAGAGTACCCAGTCAAAGCTACAGCGACGTTGTACGTCCAACCTGATGGCGTCAGATCAGGATCATCGGTGGCAATTACGTCAACAGTAAACTCTCCATCAACATCCAGAATGGCCGTAATGCCACCCGGAAGAATAAATATCTTACCATCAGCATCCTTGAGCAACTGAGTCATACTGAACGTAACAGTACCAACTGCAGCGTCACCATTATAATCAACATACTTGCCATGAACGGTTATACTCGTTACATCAGGAGGAAGCGCAGTTAACGGGAAAGCCAAAGACTCTGGACCAGCACCAAGAAGAATAAAAGGACCAAACGTAGGCCCTACATCTGGAGTATCTGTCTGCTCTTCTGGTCTGTCATAATCATCAGCTACAGGTGGATAAGGAGCTCTATGAGCCGGAAAGACTCGATGCTCAAAAACATCAACACCGACCCTGAACGGACCAGTCATCGGATCCACCTCGGATCATAATAGACCGGCTTGGCTGCCCAGCCATAGAAAGCCTCAACCTGTGAATATGGATCTAGGTTAGCAACTCGTGCACCATGAAGTGCACCAAGTCCGCCGTCATCTCCATCGTCATCGCCAGGTGGATTAAGATCAATATCACCCTTGAGAATCATCGTCAAGGTAGCTTCAGCCTCGTCAATCAAAGACTGGCCATAGCTTACTACCTTAACAGGGCCGTTCTGATAACCCATGGAGCCAAGCTCACGAGACTGATTGATCTCCAGAAGAAGTCTACCTGAAGCAAGATTATTCGCAATACGTTGGATTAGGATCCAAGCGGGGACACTTACAGTAGATGAGGTAAACGGTACAACGTACAGAAAACCCAACTTTGAATCAATCTCATTACTGGCATCATCGACATGCTTGTCTTTCAAATCATCTTTGCATGGCAAATCACCAATAAGGAGATCGTCCTTACTGCTGTAAGTGACCCGAGTCGGACCCGGCATTTAGCTAGCAGACTTCTTCGGAGGCACAGCCGGAGCCGGGGCTGCCTTCTTGGTTGAAGACTTAGCCTCAACCGGAGCATCAGCCTCTTCAACCGACATACTCTCGGGAAGAAAGTCCGGCACGTCAGCCGCAGTGCCAAGCGGCTTGTTACGAACGTCAGAATACGTACGGTACTCTGAACTCACTCCGACATAGTGACTCACGTCGTTGCTGTCGTGGTTAAAAGGAGCGTTTGTGTTGTTATAAGCGTCTGAATCTTCCGGATTAACAGTACCTGGAAGATCAGCACTACCTGTCGTCTTGTAGGAGGTCTTGGTCTCAGTGACCTTACCACCTCGAACATCGGCCATGAGCTGTTTCCTCTCGGATTCTTTACGTGGCCGAAGGACCAGAGGCTGGACCAGAGACCTCCGGCCCTTCGGGGCTTAGCTTCTAGTGCTTAGTCTGGCAGCACCTTGTAGGTAAGACTATACTCCATGAACGGAAACACTGGGAACGCCTTAATACCAGCACCCTTGACGTGCATCCAGGGGTCTCGCGTCTCATCTTCCCACTCGTAGTAACCTGACTGCCAGTTACCCTCCGGATGAGGAGCCGTCAGCGTCTTAGCGAAGCCGATCTGCGTATCATCCACCTGGTTCAACTGCTCCGCATCTGGAAGCAGAATCACCTTGTTATCCGAGGTGAATCGGTTATTGACAAACGTAGACGAACCCAAGGCACGGGTACGGTAGACGCTGTCATAAACCTTAAACGAGACACCGGTTGACTGCTCCAGGATCTGAAGTGCAGCCTGCGGGCCAAAGCCCTGAGCAACGTAGTTCAGGTCAACCGGAGCAACGGACGGAAGAGCGCCAATGAAAGGCGTAACCGCAGCAGCAAACCTGCTTGACTTCCAGAAGGCATGCAAGATGCGCCGCGAAATGTAACCACGGTTAACCGTGATCTTGTAGCGATCCCACATCAGCTGATTGATGGCCAATAGGTCACCAATCGGATCACAGGCCGGCAAGTCCCAGTTAGCAGGACCAGCACCAGTCACACCAGTCAACGCTGGCAGCTGTGTAGGCGTTACACTGTTCTGGTCATCCGGACGCCCGTACTTGACGTTAAACTTGATCTTACCATCGTTGTACGAGATCATGTTCGTCTCAAGTGCCGTCATGATCAGCCACTCGAGCCGATTGTCGAGCTTGCGACGACGAAGGGCATCGTGGCGAGCAACTCGAGCCTGGAAATCGGCAACAGTACTGCCGATGAATCCCTGCGCAAGACTGAGACTGTTGATGCCATTGAGTTGCGCAGCAATTAGCAGTCCATCACGGAACCGAGTTACATCCGAAGCAGTGTACTTATCCTTAAGGCTCCAGTCGATCAGACTGGCGCGGCCCTGGACGTACGCTCCCTCGTCCTTCTGGGCGAGTTCAGCTTCGGCGTCCTCGGCGCGAGCCGGAGCAAGACCTTCCTGAAGACCACCCTTGATGTAATCAAAGATCACATCGTCGGTAGCAACCTCCATGAAAGGTGCAATCTCAGCAAGACCGATATGGTCCTCTGGAGGCAGCATCTCTCGAATAGAACCGAGAGACACCTCCTTGCGGACCAGCCGCTCAAACGGCGGGAAGGCAGGCGCGGTCATATCTTGTCCATTCTCCTTATGTCAGAATAATCTAATCGGCCTAATGCCAGCCGATATCGACCATCTTGCCCGCGGTACCTCCGCGCTGCATGAACGCTGCAGTGGCATTTGAAAGAGGGTGCTCGACGCCTGCAGCGTCCAGCTCGATGCACCATCCCTGAACCGCTTCGCAGTCATAGACAACTGAAACTTCAACATCTCGATCCATCAACTGCCACGGGAGGGTGGTCAGGAGAAGGCCGACGATGTTTGCACTCACGCCTCGTCCGTCATCAGATCCAGGCGTACCTGCAGTCGGAGTTGTAACGGCAATGGTGCCGCCACCAACCACCGCAGTAACGTCCACAGTTACGGCAGGCTCATCGCCAGCATAATCACCCTGATAGGTAAAGTTTACCGGAGTCGTAGCAACCGGACCACCTGTAACGACAACCTCGCCAGCACCAAACGCCGCATCAACCAGCGTCTGGATGTCTGCAGCAACCGCTGCAACAGGCACCGTGATCTGAGGCGAACCAGCGAACGCAGGGAAGGTCACCTTGTAATTACCGCTGGTAAACGTACCAGTACCAGTAAGGCGCTGAACTTCCGAAACACCAGCAGGCTCAAATGGACCAATCATACCAAGGTTGGGACCTGCGGTAATCTTGGCCATTACCGTACCAGCGCGAAGTTCCTTGTACTGATTGCCATCACGAGTCTTAAACGGCACGCTATCCTTGGCGCACATGTAGGACTCCGTGCCAAAGTCCTTTGTGCTACGGAGGAACTCGTTAACACCCCAAGGCGAGATTGGAGTCCCCATCGAACTCACGAAATCAGGCATGTCACTCTCTCTTTGTCGAAGTCTCGGATCAGGACTCTGTTACTTCTTAGCCGCAGCTGCAGCTTCGAGGCGCACCATATCCTGATAGGACTTGGTCTTGGCCAGATTCTCCTCGCTCATGTTCTGCAGGCGGTGAGTATTAACGATCGCCTTAGCAATAGCGAGCTCGTCGTTCACCTTCTGTACATCAGTGTTAGCCGGGTCAGTCGGCGCTCCGGTATCCTGGACGCCATGTCCGGCAACAAGTGAAACAGGAACTGCAGAATCATACGAGGCCTTGAAATTGGCAAACTGCTCATCCGACAACGAGAGCGCTAGCTGCGTCAGGGGATCTACCTGAGTAGCCACGATCTTGGGATGGTCACCCTTGGCCAGTTCTTCCACGAAAGTCTTACGACCGGTCTCAAGCTGCTCCTTCTTGAAGGTAGCAAGGACTCGGTTGTTCGATTCGAGCTGTGTAATGTGCGCCTGAACCTCGGCCGCATCCGTCGTCGCCTTACCGCTCAAAGTGAAGGCAACAGACTGAGCCGCAACAGACTGCGGCACGACTGGCTGAGGAAGAACAGGCGGGGCAGCCGGAGTAGGCGGCTGCACGGGCGCAGGCTGAGTGTTGTTCGGTGCAGTCACACCAGGCTCCTTTGAGGTATTGAAAATTCTTGGTGCTGGGGCATCCTGGCGACCCGCATGTGCATAAATGCTAAGGTCCCAGTTATTCTTCGCTTGCTTACTATCCTTCTTTTTCTGAGGCTTGATTGTCTCGTCTGCAAGCCCTGCAGCAACAGCCTCCGCACCTGTATACCAGGTTTCGTCGGACATTGCCTGCTTCCAGTCATCAATCGAACCACCAGCAACATTATGATAAACCTCAGCAATATTTTGATCCATCTTGTCAAGGTCATCAGCAAACGTTCGCATCTCGTTAGCATTGCCAAGTACAATCCCAGATGCGTTGTGAATCATCATCTGGGATGACTCTTCCATCGAGACCTTATCGCCCGCCATAGCAACAATTGATGCGGCCGAGGCTGCAAGGGCGTCAACAATGACATGTACATAGGCATCATGCTGACGCAAGGCATTCTTCATAGCGATACCATCAAAGGCGGCACCACCAGGAGAGTTAAGATGAAGCTCGATAGTGTCATCATCAATCTCCTGAAGCTGATCGATGAATGACTGAGCAGTCGTCCCTTCGCCCCAGAAGTTACCACCGATACGGTCGTAAATATAGACCTGGGCAACGGTCCCGCCATTGTTTTCCTGGCGAGCATTCTTGACGACTCGATACCAGTCCGGCACATCCTGCTGCTGCAGGTTAGCCATCCGCCTGATTCGCTCTTGCGGGTCTCGAAGTCCAGTCATAGTGTCGCCACTTTAGCCGATACACCGGGCGTGTTATCAAGGATACCCTAGACGCCGGTTACGGTTCTGCCCAGAACAGACTCTGGAGTAGCATCTTCACGAAGGAACGCACCGCTCTGCTTGGTGAAAATAACTCTATGCCAGCGAAAACATTCTCGACAACGAATATGAATCTCGCCATCGTAATGCAAAGTCTCTCCGTAAATACGGTGCTGCTTGTATACCTTCACGTGGACATAAACGCGCCCTCGTTCGTCAATCCCATAGACTGCAAGCAATGGCTTGCGTGCACAGAAGCAACTCAATGGCTCCTTAGTGGCCATTTTCCGCCTGCGCCATCTCGCCCTCAAGTATCTGCGAGAATCGCGCCTTAAACTCCTCAGCATTGGGAAGGTAGTCTGTACCTAGAGCTGTGACATCACGAGCCCATCCGTCCAACCGTGCGTAAAGCTGATTGGTACGCTGAGCTGCATTCACAATTCCCTGAGAAGCAAAGGCATCTTCCATGCGTCGCTTGAATCCAAAATTAACTCTCATGTCAGGACCATATCGATCTTCACGATAGGCATTCTCTACCTGGCCATTGACGCGCTTGAGAATCTCATTGCGAATGTCGGTCATCTGCGCGTTGCTAGCCTTGCCGTTCTTTGACGGCGCTGGCACAGGCTTGGTGGGATCAGCATTTGGATCTGCGTTAGGGTCAGCATTTGGATCAGGCTGAGGAGCCAGCGTCTGCTGAACTTCACTAATCGTCAGTCCAGCCATCTCGCCTAGCTGCTCGGTATCGAATTTTATCTTATCCTTACCAATAAGCGCCTGTAGAATCATCTGCAGCATCATAGCGTTAGCATTATCAAGCTTGTTGAACTTGATCCTTATCTTAGGTGGGTTAGCACCAGGGTAGTTAAACTTAGCCATCGGTGCCAGGATATACTTGTCGATGTACTGTGCGCGATCTGCATTCAATGCGTTCAACATCCACAGATACATCTGCATATGGCCGACGCCGAGGTTATAAGAACCAACATCAGCTGTTTTCATCAGCAGAACAGGAGTAAAGATGGCCAATGAAATCTCTTCATCCAGTCGCTGCATATAGCGCTCGAAATCTGCGCCACGCATCTGTGCTTCCAAATATTGCATGTCGTAATCAAAGTACCCACGGCCTGCACTATCCTGCTCACGGTCAGCAGGAAGAACCACGACAGAACGATTTCGCAGCTGCATAAGCTGAGCCAGCATAAACTCCGAGGAGTTCATACTCGAACCGTCTGGCAAGTCTACAGTCTCACCGAAGGGTGCACGCCCTACCGGAGTCGGCTCGCCGAATCGCTCATAGTACCTGTTGGAATACAGATGCATAAGCATCGAGAAGAAGTAAGAAGTGTAAGCAGACTTGAGCAGCTTCTTGCCATAGTAATTTCCGTTCTCCATGAGAATAGAAAACCAGAACGAGTTCTCTGGCGGAATCGGGCGAGGCCAGCCGAACTGAATGATACCATCATACACTGGGATCTTCGGTGGAACATTCCCAGGAGGCGCCCAACCGTCGACCTCTTTCCAATTAACCGCACAAGTCTCCGGAATGAGGTCCTTAATCTTCGTAAGGACCACAGCCCTGCCGTCGACGTCATTCTCCCACTGAAGTACATTCGGAGAATAGCCGGCCCAGTGCGCCTGTGACATTGCGCGATTCAGCTGGGTCCAGATATTTTCAAGCTGCTCAGTACAGAGGTCACGAAGCTTCTTGTTATCACACTCAATCGTCCAGTTGGACTGATGTAGCATAAAACTCAGAACCGCCAGGGATGAATTCACCTGGTAGTGCTGGGTCATCGTGCGGTAATCCGCAAGGGTGAGCTTCTCTAAATCGAACTGAACAATGCCGCCGCCGGGCAGCTGCAGGAAGTGATTGTACCTCTCTCGACCACTCCAGTTACCGAACTTTTCACCAAGCTTCGGTGGAGCTGTCTTGACGTTCTGTATAGGATTACCATGATGGTCAAGAAGAGGCACGATTGCTCCTGTCAGTTCGGAGATGACTCGGGAAGTTAACGCCAAACCTCTCGCCCGCTGACTGCGCTGGAGCCTTCAGTCCACCACTGCCAGCCTTGCGTACCTGTGCGATTAGCTCTGCGAAACCTTCGCTGACACCTTCGGTATGCTGACTAGTATCACGTCCTCCGTACCCGGAGTCCAGTGATGACCGCAACCCACGCCGGTATGAACGATCTCCAATCAAGTTAGAAACAACACCTGCTAATGCATCCGCTACGTCCTTTGATCCCTTAAGTGGATGATCTACCTTGCGACCATCAGTAGAAAGTTCCATCAACTCCTTGATGACGATCTTGACAGCTGTATCATCACCCTTGTTAATAAACGTCATATACGGAGGAAACTCTAAACGCTCCTCATAGATTGCATCACGCAAATCCTCGTAAGCAATCATGTTCTTGTCTACAGATAGATCATCTACCCAGAACTTCTTCTTGCGAAGTTGTTGCTTTGTATCCTGCGACTGGAAACCATCCATCGATATCTTCTTGAGACGGAATCCAAACTCATCACGAAGTCTATAAATGACACGTCGCACATCACCAAAGAAGATTTCCGTACCCGGCATTGCTTTCAGTCTACCGAGGAAATCGATAACAATGAGTGGCTTTAGCTCACCATCAACCTCTGTCAATTCAGCAACGTGACCCATGACAATTCCCAGCGCATCCCCTTCGGAAGAATACGCATAGTCGATATGCATATTGCGCTTGCGTGGATCATCGTGCCCACGGAACCAATCTTCGAATTCCAACACCGAGGGATTAATGCCTACCGGAGAAACCTCACCGTGTCGCTCTATCCATCGTTCCTCGCATAGCTCGATCTTGTCCACCAGTGAAATGAACGGATCACTCACCGCTGGTGGAATACCAGCTAGGTCACGCAGTGCCTTCTCTGGATTATTTTCAAAACTCTTCTGAAACATTGTCGGAATCTCCAACAGTGTCTCAATTTTACCGGGCGCCAACATTGCCCCAACCATCTTAGGGATAATCTGACGACGCTTGAAATCGTAATAGAATGAATTACGAGTACCATCATCTGCTGTATAACGCGCCCACCCCAACGACTCCCACAGAGTCATACGGCAAGTATAAGCATTCGGATCGGTAGTAAATTCAGCAAACTTCTTGGACGCAAATCCATTGGCCTTCTTCATCTGACCAATACAAATCAGCAATCCTCTATCTTCGAACCGCGAGAAAATCCTTCCATGGATCGTGTCGTAGCCTACCTCAGCATAATCCTTATCCTTTGTTTGCTTGTGAGAATCCATCTCGTCTAGAATCCCACCAAGGATGTTATAACCTTCGAACGTTGTTTCAGATGAGTCACCAGGAAGAATCCAAATATCCTTCTGGGGAAATCGAATCTGCTTAGTGAACTTCTCGTCATATGGAGCATTCTCAATAAACCAAACAGAGTGCTTAATACGAGCGAAAATGTCACCGAAGATAACTTCACGAGCATTTGTCTCGGATGTCGACATCTGCATGAATGCAATACGTGACCCAGGAAGCAGGCTGAAGTAATCCTGCGGATCATTCAAGCAGAGCACCCAGTGCACCATATAAGGAATAGCGATCGAAGCTAAAGTCGTATTATGCGTAACTATAAAGTCTTTGGTCACATAGAGCTGATCTAATGCATCTACCTTAATACAGCGACCTGGGCCACGGTCAATCTTTTCAACCTTAACTATCGATCTCGCTGGTCGCTGATTAGTTCTAGGACTCCAATTAGCGACTTTGCGAGGTAGACTAAAGGGGCACTCCTGATCCATATTCAGATGGACCTGATACTCCATAACTCCTCTACGGTCGAACTTCGTTACAGTGCAATACCCACCGAGAGAACGAACTAACTCTGCTACATCATCAGCAAGTTGTCTAGAACTTGTAGAGTACACTTGAGTATTTTTGCCGAAAGCCGATCCGTCATTATCCATCAAACCACGTAGCAATTCCCAGCGATCCTGAATAGAAGCGCGCAAATAAATCTCGGGTATAAACTTCTCGCAAGAAGATTTACCATATAATTCCAGTGCCTCTAGCGTATTCAGAATTGGGTTAGAATTCAACCTTCGCAGAGTGCCGTCAGCCTTTATCGTAAACTTCAGATACCCTCCATCTGTTAAATGAACAGCATTTTTTCTTAGGAGTTCTTCAAGTCTATCAGCATTCCATCTATCCTGCGTGCTAAACGAAATACTTCTCCGTGTCATTCCACCATTAGCCAACAAGGCACCTAGAGCCCAAGGATGAATTGGAAGTTCACCCTGATACTCATATTCTACAGGAAGTACAATTGGAATTCGATACTTGTAGTTACTACCGGCAAACTGAAGTTGTTGTCGACTTAAGTACTCCGTGGTTACAACTTGAGACTTAAACTGCCCGTATGAACTCTTGTAACTGACTTTCCAAAGATGATCGGCACCTGCGTCTACCCAAGTACCATCCTTAAAGGAGAGTCTGTAATATTGAATATCTTCGTTATCAAAAACACCAAGAACTTGTGTTGCCTTTCCATCGCTTCCTATTACAGAATCACCAACTCTGAGTGCTCGATTTTCTACCCACCCGGTCGGTGTTAAGATTAATTCTTCCGGACGCAAATTCTTGCCGATACCAATAGCACCCGTAAAGATAGCACGCTGTACCTGAGCAATACGATAAGTACTTACATCCTTGCCGAAGATTTCAACGAGAGCCTGTCGCACGCCAGGTCGAATCTTGGACGCAATATCCAGGTAACCTACACCGAGAAACTCTTCGATGGTCGCCGGCCGTTGCCAAAACTCGGGATGATCCTTGAGCCACTGAAGCTCGTAGGCAGTTCTGACTGGATCAAACTCGGTCATACTAAACCAATCTCCTTTAGTATGACTCCGAAATCCTCATCTGACGCCAAGTCTAATAAAGCTTCCTTGGCGTCAGACAAATCACGCGGTGCCAGAACTCGACAGATCAAGATTATCGCATCTACCAAACCAACCGTAATACCTTCTTCTAATCTACAGTCGATTTGTTTATCACTCATTAAGCTCGCCACGAAAAGATGTCCTACGATCCTTGTCAGTTCCAACCTCGCGGATCATGTAAGGATCATTACCCGGACCATGACTTGGCGCATATGGCTTCTCGCCATAGATCGTAAAGTGCTCGCAATCCTCATGCCTGGAAACTTCCATACACCTGTCTAGTAACCAGCGCTGCCACGAACGCCGATCATAAGCAGCAGGAGGTACGGGGAAGTAATGCACAACTGAACGCATCTTGCTATGGTCATAAGAATCTGGTTCAGTAATATGAACAACTAAAGTCAGACCAGTAGAGCCCTGGCCTCGATCAAGATCCTCCAGAGTGAATGACCAGTTTGGTCTATGCTTGAAACCCTGAATCAAGTCACCAAGCTCGTAGGGATATGGAGCAACCTGTCTCATCTTGTCCGACACGACTTCTCCTCTATATGAGTATCTCGCACAGACTCTTCGATAAAGCTAGAAAGGCAGGTTGGGCATCGGTACCACGTTGGGCGGACTTTGCCTGCTGGTGGTATCGACACTGCTGATAACAGTTCCTTCGACTTCTCTCGGTTGAGCCCCACCACGAGTCAGAATCCCTTCAATCATCTGCGGAGAAATTTCATCCCGCTTGTAGCCCTGTTGTTCCAACTCGCGAATCGCGGCGGCGACAATCTGACGTGGATCACCAAAGGCAATCGAAGCATTACCGCCTGAACCAACATTAACCTGAACCTTCGGCGACCGAAGAGTCGGATCAATCAGCTTCGCCAGGTGTTCACCCTGATCAGAAATGGTCTTAGCAATACGAGTCACTTCAGGATCAAGACCCATATACTCTTCCATCTCCAGTCCCTTTTCTAGCCGATTAGACTGGATCTGTACTACCGCAGCCAGGCCATCGATAATCGAATCGACATCACGAGTACGAAAGTAGGATGAAAGTTCCTTCGGCTCAGACTTAGGCACAGTACATACCGACCCTTCGCGATAGAACTTACAGACTACATTAAATGAACAGGAATTGCAAACGTACTTATCTCCCGGCTTGGGGTCTAGCTTAATCTTACTCTTAGAATTCCTCATAAACAGATTTAAAGATTCTTCAGGTTCGTAATTCGCATCTGGTGTACTACTGTCAACAGTACTAGATTTAAAGGATAACTTGATATCCTTGTTAAAGTATTGAGACCCCCACCGAGCTGCACGGATATTAAACATACATCGATTGCGAGGATCCATAAGATCGACTGGCTTGAATCCCATAAGGCGAATCCACTCACGGTATGGCTCTACGTTCTGCTTTGTTGGATTCAGCAACTTTCCAGTAGGAAGATGAATCTCACCCATCGCAGCACGATTCCTGGCCTCCCAATCAAAGGCCTTGAATCCAATACGATTAAGAAGCACCCACCCTGATGGTCCATGGATGTGCAAAATAGCTTCTGGGTATTCATCCTGAAGCTCCTTGCAGAACCTCAAAAACATCTTACCTGGACCCATCTTAAGATCAGGAAAGTTCATCACAATAACTCTATGTTCCTGACCATAAACTGGACGCTCCAAGACGTCAGTCTCATCGTCTGCGCAAAGTTCAAGATCTTTACCAACATCGTTAGCCATATAGCTTTCAAGTACAGCCTCATCCTCGCCATATTGCCAGGTTGGATAAACTGCAATGGGATCATGCTGTGTAGGACTGTACTCAGCTGTACCCTGTGTTCCACAGACCATAAGTCTATAAGGAACAGTAGAGCCGCCGAAATAAAGGTTAGCCCATCCCTGAACATCTTTAATCTTCTTGCGGACAATCCAGCCGTAATCAAAGATTACATTTCGCTCGTTACACTCTAAGAGTTCTTTGATATAATTGGACGGATTCCGCCACCAGAGTTCGCTAGTCACGTAAGCCACCGTAACCGCCATATGGACTAGAAGCAAAGTATTGCCCGGTAAAAAATCCGCGACGCTCGGACCTTACCGGGCAATACTTGTCTAGGAGATGCTAGGCGGGGAGGGTCAGTCTCGACACCTCCCTCCCCGCCTGCAGGTGGCCTACCCCTGGGGTGGGTCTGCGCATTGCCTACCCTACACGTGCGCACGCGGACCCCGCAACGGCCGACACGCCGGACCCGTGGGCCGCGTGGACATGATCACCCACCACCCGATAGGCTAGGGGTCCGCGCTTCGCACGCGCGAATTTAACAACGGGCCAAATGGTCTATCTGGGGAGACAGCCTTGAGCGAAGAACTGGCTAACGCTATTGCCAAAAGGTTCTTGGCTCGGAGAGATGTAAAAGCCGTTCAGTACAGCAATGGCGCATACTCACCGATCCGCGAACCGTGGACACGCGAAGATCTCGATAATCACCTCGCTGGCACAAGGACATTCGGCCACTATCTGATTAATCCAGAAGATCGATGCAAACTACTTTGCTTTGACGTCGACCTGGAAAAGGATGGTGTGCTACCATGGGATCCAGAGTGTAGTACCTGGTTCACTGTAGCCGAAGAAAAAGACGCCAATGGTTCTGTTGTTCCCACCTCGGGTCTTCGTGGTGCCTGGCATGACAGATCTCATCCGGGGCGTATCTGGATGAAGACTCAATTTAAGCTCATGGCGAACATCCTTGCTACCGGAATCAAAGACCACTTAGGCATCGATGTAGCTGTCGCCTATTCGGGCAATAAGGGCGTCCACGTCTACGGCTTCTTTGGTAAGGAAATCGATTCTGACGCTGCCCGTGAAGGGGCGTTAATCGTACTAGACTCAATCGGTGAATTCCACGCCAGTCGCGGTCAGGTCTTCTTCAAGCATAACGATGAAAACTACATCACAGGCTTTCCAAATCTTAGTATTGAAATATACCCCAAGCAAGATTCCATAGCTAACAAAGATCTCGGCAACCTTCTTAGACTTCCCCTTGGTCGTAATCAGAAGTCCCCACAGGACCCTACGTTCTTTGTTGACATGAGCACCGGGGCAGATCAGTTCGGTCCCGTTGATGCCCTCAAGGCGATGTCGCCTGGTTACGATGCTTGGACGGCCTAGGAATGACTGTACCTAATCTTGACAAATTTGAAGCTGCGATCGCTGCACGCCGTGCCGAGAAAGAGGCACGACAGGAGTTTCAAAGAATCAAGAAGGCTACAGCTGACCCTGACCTTGTTCCACAATTACAGTTTGAACGCAAGCCCGAAGATGACCTGATCGATCAGGCGCTAACCAACCTATCGATAGTTGAGGCGTACAATCGCTGGTGCGGCAAGATGAAGCCAGCTAAGCGCTCAGGTCAAACTGAAGGTGTCATGATCTCGTGCCCTATTCCGGGGCACAGAGACTCTAATCCCAGTGCATGGGCCAATACCGAGAAGAATACCTGGTTCTGTGGAGCCTGTAATACCGGCGGTGACATCTACGATATTGCTGCTTACCACTTGAATCTGCCTGTACCTGGTTACAAAGAAGGTAAGCAGTTCCACGATCTTCGTAGGTCAATGGTTCAAGATCTTGGCTACGTCGTCCAGAGATCAGATGATATCAAGATTCCGGATAACATCTACAAGCCAGCACCAGTAACAGAGATTATTGACAACTCGCCATCGATTGAAGAACTAGAAGCAGAGATTTTCCCTAGCCTTAACTGGCGTGATATTGTTCCAGAAGATAGCTTCATCTATCAGTATGTGAATGCCTGTTCGATAGATGATGCCGCAGAAGAATACCACTTCTGGAACGCTATGGTGGCAGTTGGTTTAGCTGTAGGTCGAGATGTAAGTCTCATGGACTTCAAGCCGGTCTATGGCAACCTGCTACTATGCCTACTTGGTAAGTCAGGTGACCGAAAGTCTCGATCTCAAGGACACCTTAAGACTTTACTGGAAATGGCTATACCATACGATTATTCTAGTGACGTCTCTAAAGGTATCAAACCAATTCAGGGTACAGCATCTGGTGAAGCCTTGATTCGTGGATTCTACCGCCCAATCTTTGACAGTATGAATCCAAAGATGGTTCTTGATTATTCAAGAATCCGTGGTCTGGTAGAGTTTCCAGAACTCTCTAGCCTTATTCATAGAACCGAAAGAATGGGCTCTACTCTTAAAGATATACTTCTTCAGTTCTCTGACGGAGATGATCGCATCTCGAATCACTCCATTACCAATGGAGAGAGTTTTGCCAAGCATTCGTTCGCATCAGTAATTACTACCACCCAGCCCGATTCACTGAAACATCTCATTAGCGAAGAAGATACTGGTAATGGTTTTCTGAATCGCTGGCTGTTTGCATCTGGTACACCAAAGAAAAAGATTGCAGTAGGTGGAGCAACTATCGATCTACTAGACGCAGGAGTCTCACTGCAGAATATCCACGGTCAACTGCCGCGCTCTGTGGGATGGAGCGAAAATGGACTCAAGGCTTTCTCGGACCACTTCTATACAGAGCTAGACGACATTGCTGACAAGAGTCCAATCCTTACGAGGTTGGATCTTCTCGAAAAGAAACTACTTTTATTGCTAGCAATAAACGAAAACCTTAATGAAATCGATGAGTCTACAGTAGAGTCAATGCTCAAGATGCACAGTTATCTGCTGAGTACATACGAGACAACAGCACGTAACACAGTACGACAGAGTATCAATGGCGAGATTTACAACGAACTCATCAGGCACATTCAGAGACTAACGCCAAAGATGCCCTTCGGGCCCACTAAGAAAAATATCAAAGACCGTCTAGCTCGTAAGAATTATGATCCAGCAGTAGTTCAAAAGATGTTCGAATTACTTTCCAAAAATGATGATATACAAATTTCTAAGGGTGACGACAACAAGCCTGGTCCAAAAACCGATCACTTCAAGTGGATCGGAACTAGCTAATCCCACACTATTCTGGTCCGGCCTGAATGGCCATGGACAGCTTCAACTGACTTAATGCCACGCCAATGAATAGTGAGCGTCGGCCATTCGCCTATCCACCTTAGGAACGCCAGGCCAAAGAAGGCGTATCCTCGGGCGATGTATCCAGTCCCAGAGACGCCGGATACATCTTCGTCTCGAATCAAGCGAAACGTACGCACAGGTTACCCCTCAAGGTGGATTGACCCACTCGTGAGAATATAACCCGCTAACCAGAGGCTTTCAAGCCTAGTGAATCCTGCCGTTTGAAACGACAGAAACGCCTCATGAACAGCTGCTACGCTATCGCCTAGAGGACTCTCGCCAAACTGCTGGCTCATCTCTTCAGCCTTGGCTCGGATCTCTTCCTCACTTGCCATTCTTCTTGTCCTCTCTTGCGGCCTTCTTCTCGTATCTATTCAGCCTTCTCTGTGCCTTTTTTAACTTTCTGTACGAGTCTTTGGCAGCTTCTGCCTGTGGATCAGGATCAGGACCCCAGATTTGTGCCATCTGTGCATTCCCTCCTAGGTATGGATAGGTTTGGGCGCCGGTAGCTCCGCAGTGATCACCGTTCGGCCGGATAGGACGGCACCACGGCGTGCCGGATCGATCCATGAATGCCATTCCGTGCCGTCATTGCACTCATGCCAGTTCAGTGGGTGAGTCTTGCGCTTCATGCACCGAAGCCAGGCATGCTCTTGGTCGAAAGAGGTACAACGAACCTCATCCTTAAGCGGGGGGAGGCTTCTTTTCACTGATCCTACGCTTGACACAGGTTTTACTTTCTTTTTGGTCCATAGGCAGCCGGGGGCGGACTCATCTTACCTCGGCACATCTGTTTAGCCATGGCTGGCTTGAAAATCATACCACATCTCATGCAAGCTACGTTAATCTTGGCCAGATGATCTGTGTTAATTGGAAGATCTTGATTCAATAGCTGCTCAACAGTCTCTCTGTTGAAGGCAAATAGCATCTCAGCTATCCACAGATGAGCGAAGTTAGACTCTGCTTCTTTGGCCATTTCGGCGATGTCTACCGGCATTACTGTCCTTTCTTTTAGAGATATAGAGCTGGATGGATCGGTAAAGACAGAGTAGTAACACGGCAGCGTTAGCACCCCAGATGGACCAGATAACTACCCACTGCCAGGCTAACATCAGGAAAAACCCACTCCTCTTCTTATCATCTCAATTATAGATTTCTGCTGCTCTAAAGTTAACTTAGGCGGTAATGATTCATGGGGGCAGATAGTAAAATTCTCTTCGTCGTCATAAGTCTTACCGCACGGTGCACCCTCGGGCATTAACTTCTGCATGAATTGCCAGTACTCAACGTTACAGGTTACTATCACTACGAAACCATTCTGTACTGAATCTCAACTTTCCAGAGACTCACAGCACCACTGAAATCCTTTTCCTGTGCACTTGCATCAATGCGTACAATATCAATGCCCGACATACTCCCGAAGTATTCCTTAGCCTGCTTATGACAAGCATCCTTCGCTCTCAGTCGTGTGCCACCGAAAGCTTCTATTGATAAAAATTCAGGTATCATTACAAGTATTCCACCTTTCCTCGACCGATCGCATGAAAAGCACACAGATACATTTTACGAGTGTGCTTAACTTGGCCAGTTGTTGAATCAGTCTGCAATAGAGTTAAGTATCCTACAATTGAACCTTTACACTTATCTTGCTCTCCAGTTCGGTGCCATCTACTGCGATGATAACACTGAAGATCACTCATTACCTTTTCTTTCCGTGCATGAAGGCGCGCGTGTAGTTGTAATCCATCTTGCGAGCAACCAGGTCATCAGCATCGTGCCCTAGTGTCTTAATCGTTTCTAATAGCCTGATGATACAGTCGGCTAGCTCATAAGGCGCACCCTCAGGCTTAAGCGCGCCTGCCAGGATCTTATCTAGTGAGATAAGATACACATAGGTCGCATGACGAACAGTCTCGCCCTTGATATACTTCTTTCCACCTGAGGTAAAGTCTTCCTTCACCTCATACCAAATTGAGGTTTCATCCTTGTCGAGCAACCGAGTCGCCTCGTAAGCCTCAGTGAGCTCCGTATGAGCCAATGCAATAGTGTCACCAAACGTTCTCGGGTTGTCATAGAAGCCCTGCTTACGAACGTAGTCGTAGAATTCGGTTGCTAGAGCGTCAAGTGGGCCCATGAGAATCATTCTCCTGCCTCGGGGTGTATGTACAGCCAGTCGGGATTCAGCAGCCACCTGTCACCAACGAAGTCAATATCACCAGCTGATAGGTACCTACCGAAGTTCTTGTTGCGAGTACCTCCCCATATGATATAGAATCCCGGACAGTTCCGAGTCCAGTGACGATAAGAAACATTACAGATAGAGCACTTAATTTGAGGACTCTCGGCCCGTAGTGAAACGGTATGATAGTAGACTGAACACTTAGAAACAGATCCTATGCCGGCGTCTAGAAAGTCTTTGTAGATGCTCTTGGGTACCTTTGGTGAGTCTAGAGTGATCCAGTTATCAGTACCGCGTTGTAGGTAACTCACGGTAGATTCTCCCAAACGATATGAGTGCCATCCTCGTTAACACTTTCGTGATAGGTAGCTGCTCCTACTACAGTGAACGCCTCTTTTTGATTAGCTGCGATGGTATCTGCAACACATTTCTCGATCCACGGCTTATCGAACCACCAGTCGCCATCCTTGAAATCCAGTCTCGAACCCTGAACCCATGTCTGGGTTGTATCATTTATCCAAGAATAATAACCAGAGCAGTGAGTTGTCCAGCTGTCATAATACAATCCACACAGTAAACACTGATCGGTACCGATCTCCATAAAGTGATAGTGAGTCCAGACCAAATTCTCACTGCCGAACTCAGTATGAAGCAGAACATCAGCCGGCACTAGCGGGTCGTTAGAACGTATCCAGCTGTGGTGATCTAAGTCTTCATCAGTGTTGACCTTGTCGCCTAACGCTGCATTCATCTGCTCGATTACACTGGTAGTTTGGGCGGTCGCTGAATCTAATACTTCGAAAGATACCTTCAAATCTTTATAGTCGACCATGACGCCCTAACCTCTCCTTGGCACTCAAGTACTGCTCGAGCGATATACCCGTACCTCTTGGTGAACTGTTAGCCAGGTGACTATTGGCGAGATTCTTCTCGGCGGCGACTAGTCTAGCCGCTTCTCTCCAGGCATCCTTGTTAGCCTTGATATACCTATCTAGGAACTGCGGCTCGACAAACCACTCGCCCGCGTGAAAGTCCACCTGATTATGCATGACGCAGTCGTTAACAGTTCTACCTGAAATCCAGTCACCACTACCTGGACAGCTGGTAGTCCAGGTATTCTTAAGCATGCCACACCAAAGACAGCCCGCCCCGCCTCTTTTAAGAAAGTGCCAGTGAGACCAGAGGTTCGGACTGTGAGAGCCAACCAGCTCATCACGGAGAGGCGCTGGAACCTTGTCACTAGCACAGTTAACCCAGCCAGCGTTAGCCTTTTGTCTGCCGTAGTGCTCCATAGCCCTGTTCAGTACACTGTAACCTGGATGCGTGTAGCGCGAGCCTGCCACGTCACTCCCCCAGAAGTAAGTTAACCTGCTTGCTATCGCGCGAATCATATCACGATAAACGCGCTCATGCAAGCAGGTTAATCTTGTAACACCTTAGACTATTCCGGCGCTACTACTCCACCCGAAGGATCAGGATCCACCCGACCCGAAACTCCGAGATTCACAAACGGATTTACCTTGGCGAACACCGCACACTCGCCCTCTTCTTTCAACAGCCGCTCGATACTTTCACCCTTAATCCAACCACTACCGTCCACACCCCAGCCTTTCCCCCAAGTATTATCCAACCGGATTAACTCCCCCTTGTGCTGATACGCCCCAGCTCCGATCGCATGGCCGCCAGAAAGCCCACCCGAGAGCGTAACGATCCCGTCGACACAGTCGAACATCCCGGCGTACCAGTTGATCCCGAAGTTCACTGCACTGTGAGAACTAATCGCCAGACAGATCTCTTCTACAGTCGTCGCCCAGTAATACGACCCGATCACACCCTTGTCTTTCAAGCCCTGAGCACTCCCTAGTACTGACGAGCCCTCGTAATCCCGACCTGGGTATTCGTCGTAATCCTTAGCAAGACTATACAACCACTCCGCATTCTCCTGGCTCAGTTCTGGCTGAGGATCGTCCGGAAAACTGAGAACGGTCGTCCCCGAAAACCCTACACAGCCACCTTCACTCCCCTGATTAAGCCAGGTAACTCGCTCTCGAGTAAAGTTCTCCGGAATAACTACCGGCAGCCCAAGCGCTCTAACTCGGTGATTCTCATTACGAGTATCCCACCGAGGAACGCGATCCAACGTCCTACCATTAACAAAGTCGGCCATGCAACAACCCCTAAAAGAGTGATAAGCGCCCTACCTGGGCACATACTACCAGTCTATCAGCCTGTCAAGGATATTCTAATACGACGTCAGGAGTGCTAATTACCACAACAGATACCTCCTGGGCGACAATATATTCCCTACCTGGTGACCAAAAACCATGAATTCTAACTGGCATACCCAAGTCTAGCCATTGTTTAATCGGCTCAGTGTCCATAGATTCATACTTAAAATAACACTTAAAACAGATATTTTTACTATCGATAACAGTAAAGAAGCACGAAAGAAATGACGATCGTTCTATATTTCCAGGAAAGATTCTATACACTTCATCAACCTTGTTGTCACCGTTTGGCTCTCGTGCAATTTTATCGCACTCGTACTTATAAAAGACTCTTATAGGTGCTCCTCTAGGTCTAATCATGCGTTTACCAGCTACGTGAATCCTACCCGCAGCTACCATCCTATTAAGCCGTCCTAGCGTGATGTTTAAATAATCTGTGACCTCCTTTCCTGTTAGTAAATTCTCATCTCCGACTGCTTGGAAATCCAAAAACTTCGATTTATGTTCGTTCATAGTTTTTATTGTACCCCTGTTTGCAAATCGGGCAAGTTTTTTTCGCATATGGTAGGTTACGTATTAATGTGTATGGCTTGCTAATTCGCCGGTCTGCTAGTAGGCATCCAGCAGACGACCTCTAGGTGCCTCTAGGCCCCGGAATCATTGGGCTAGAGGTATCTCGCTGACAAGCAAACAGCAGACGGTAAAAGAGAGGAGGAGGAAGAGCTGAATTTAAATCCTGTATTATTAAAATAGAATACCTATCAAGTATGACTATCATTATCTCCGCCAATGATGCCCTATCACCTCGTCCTTGGGATGGGGTTCCTTAGTCTGCTGTTTGCTGATTCCCAATCAGACCTATCATATCCCCCTCTACTTATATATTAGTAGTAGTAGTATAGTAGTAGGTTATATATACTCTATATAGAGAAGACAATTAGACAACATATCGCTGAAAGCTGCTTCTACTAGTATTGCATGGATGCCACCAATGATAGATGCGGTGTCGGCTCATACGCTAGGTCCAAATGCTACTACCTTCTGGGAATTTTTCTGCGCACCGTTCGGTGGTTTAAGTCCTTAGTTATCCAGTCTGACCTCTCGGAATTTTTCTGCGCACCGAATGGTGGCTATAGCCTGCCACACCACCCCCCACCCAGAATTTAGACATACCCCTCCAGTCGTACATACCCCCCCCTACACCTTGAATTCCATCTGTCCGATTTATTACGAATTTCGTTTATTATCGGTTCAGAACGATGTCATACCACCCAGAACTACCCACATAGGATGCCGATAGGGTGGCCTACGGGTACATACACCATCAGTCACCACATCAGTCATGCCACTACCCACCACATGCACCCCATTCAGAACGAATCACACTGAACTAGACATCACCTATCACCACCACATACATGCATCAGAACGGGTGTGAATAGGCAAAGGTTACGAAGACCATGTTCCACACACACCCTAGACATCACATGCACACCCAGTCATATCCGTTCTTTGAATCATTCAAGAATCGATCAAATAGTATATTTAACGACTTAGTCAACGAGGTATCATTCTTTCAATTAACTAGACATACCTGCCTACTAACACGGACAAACGACTTATACGTTCGTCTATATATCACGCCTAGATAACGGTCCAGTTTTCAATGGTAGATGTATACAGTCTAGCTCAAACACGGACAAAACTACACATACTAACTACCACATATCCACCTATACCTACCCAATAGGCCTAGGCGCTAGCACTACACGCTAGGGTAGATTAGGCATCGCACCAATCGGAACGGGTTAGGCCACAACACACTAGGCCTAGCTACTAGGGCCGAATGCGTGTACGTTCATTGCATACCTACATAGCGACACGGGATACGGCCATCACGCTAGGTGGCACGTACCTATCCCATCCGCACACATAGGTGCGACCACGACTGATATGTCTGGCAATCCACCTATAGGCATGGCCGCCTAGCGATACGTAGATTCGGACTCGATCGCACCTACGGGCTACCTACGCCACGCAATAGGAATAGGGATAGGCACACACACCCAGAAATTAGGGGTTGCCGAATTCTGGATCGCATGATAGGGTTGCACTAGCAACACGGACACCGACTCGGTCCTAGAAATCATAGGACTGGCCGTCCGGTAACACGGGCACCGACTCAAACCCAGTACATATGGGTGCGACTTGCCCGGCACGCTAGACCGGCCCATCCCGGGCACCGACTCAAACCCAGTACATATGGGTGCGACTTGCCCGGGATGGTGCCGAAAACTAAATACGCCTCACAATGGACTTACCCGGGGCGCAAAATGGGGTGAGTAGCGGCTGGAATCCACCATGGATGACTGCCCGAGTATTGCCAGAGTCCGGTATGCCGGACCGGTAGACGCTCGGAAAAGATCTGTGCAATGGCGCGCCGAAGACTGCGGAGAGTAACCAGACAGTGCGAACGTCCGATGTTATGTCCAGGCATACCTGGGAATTGGGCTACTAGGCGAATGGCTAGGGGATGCAGGCTCACATGATCGGAAAGGCCGAAAAGCTAGAAACAAAGCGATTCGAACCCTCACCCCGGTCATATGAGCCTGATACGCAGTCGAATGATCCACATCCAGCCTCATCAGGCCGTCATTCCAGGTATGTCCCTGGATAGCGTGATAGTGACTGGATGGGCAATTCAGGTGTTAATTACCTGGGTCGCGCTCATTTGGACCAGACTTAGACGAGTTAGCTAGACCAGAACATCCCATAAGTTTGGGGATGTTCCTGTGATGCTAACTGACGGACAAACTAAGATTGACAAGTCCGTAGACAGCTGGTAAAATGAGCGCGTGCCCTGGTCATTCTCAAACCTGGGGAGATGATGGCAATGACCTACACCCTACCCCACCAGACTCCGGTGAGTCGTCCTGTGGTTTCGGGCACACCCGACAAGCCAGCCGAGATTCGAAAGCTGGCCGCACGATGAACCAGTCGTGGCGAATCCACATGTTCTCAACCAACTACCACATGCTTCGCCGCCAAGGTGTATCAGCCTTTCTAGCCTTCGTGATCGCCCGAAGAGCCGTTCACCACTCCTGACCTGTTGTACAGGACTCATTATACTGGTATAGTGGATCCTGTTCGGAGATCAGGTAGCAAGTAGCTGCGAGCACTAACGCTCTGTTGCGCTATGGTAGCCGGTCAAAACTACCTGACTCCGACTTACCAAGTGCCTACTAACTGGGGAGTAACCATGGCACAGTCCGCACCTCGCACCCCTGGATCGCCCAGGCTGCGCTCCCGATCGTTCATCCAGTCACGCAACCCCGGCGTCAAGAGCTGGGCGCGCAACTCCGTTCCAGCCCGAACGCTCGCTGGTCCGGTGACTGTGCGCATGGTTCAGCCTGTCGCAATTCAGCCCGGCACCGACCAGGCCGTCATGCGTGATTCATTCGAGTGGTACCGCCCGTACCGAAGGGGCGCACTGTGATGGCCGAGGAGCTGACGGTTCAAGACCTTCGTGTCATTCGTCGTGCCCTGAATGAGTATACCAGAGAGCCTCGCGAAGTGCTCGAAACGCGTACTCGTGTCGTCGCTCAACTCGAGGAAAAACTCGCGACTAGGCACATGGTCGAGACGGGCCACTACCCAACCTGGTATAAGGATGGAGCACACTGATGCGCATCCAGGCAATGGGTCGCGAACCGTTCGCACTCACCACTGACGGGTGTCTGATCATCGATCCGATCGGTACTGATTGGCATGACATCGGCCAGAAACTGCCTCACATCTGCAAGCACGAAGGTGAGGTCTGTGTCGGTTGCCTACCCGACTGGCGGCGCGAATTCTACCTGCGAATCGTCCAGGAGAATGGCGCAATCGATCGGATCGGAACCGACAGACTCCCGCTCGAAACCCCGACTGGCATCTCCCTTTGAGATGAGGGTGGGTTCGGTGTCGCACGATAGGTGCAGACCTATCGTGCGTGCGCCGTGGCTACCAGCACGGCACCACCTAGCAACCGCCCATCCCACCGAGAGGAGCCCCGCATGTCCACGCAAAACGGACAGTCCGTTGTGATGCGCAAAGTGCGCGACCTACGAACGGGTGACGTATTCCTCGAGACGAATAACCAGATTTACACTGTCATTCAGTACTACCTATTTGAGGGCAAAGAGGTCTGGGCCGAATCACATCCCGAGCTTCACGTCCGCGAATACACTGGCCGCGATCTAGACCGAGAGGTACTGGTGACGAAATGTTCAGACGGATTCTAGACTGGTTGCTTCCGCGTGGCTCCTATGCTACGGTGTACTGGACCGACCCGGTGAGCCTGATAACCGTGAAGCGTCAGGCGCTGGTCATCCTAGGCACACAGGACTGACATGCACTCGGTCCTTCTGGGTGTGGTAGGGTTTGGCCTGTTTGGCTTCTTGGCTGCCTACTTGGTGGACTGTGCTAGGGTGAGCCGAAAGAAGTAAGACAGTGCCGTCTCGTCTAGTCCGGCCGCTACCCCGACTCAGTACTCATCCGTAGCAACTAGTGTGATGCGTGAGACGCATCCTCTGGGTGACAAGCTGGGTCGGGGTAGTTGACCAGACTAGATGATAGTGGTAGACTCGAACCAACCTAGGAGGCCTGAATGCCTGACGAAATCACGACACTCTGTCACTACCATTCCGACGCTCAACCGTGGGTACTGACACACGGTGACCTACTGCAGGCCGTGGATTACGTGCGCGCACAGATCAATTACCCTGTGGTGCGCATGATCGAAATCGTCTGGAATGGTCACATCATTCATACCCAGAGAGGCTGAACATGACCCGACAGGAGTGTGCGACGTTTGGCTGTGACAACCTTGCCATGTGGCACCCGATCGAGGTTGCTAACCGAGTGGCCGGATCAGCCCGACGCTGTACTCACTGCACGGATGCCATCACCGAGGCAGTCGCCGAACTAGAAAGGGCAGGCTATGAAATTGCTCGCAAGACTGATCGCTAGTGCGCTGCTGATCTTTGGGTTGGTTGCCGCTAGCTCGGTGCACACCAACCCGGCTGATTGCCACGGTCCGCATGACTGTGGGTACTCAGACAACGGACACAACGGAGACAAGTAGTACCCACGCACTGTACTAGAAGGATGAGCTACCATGCCCACCATGACGCGCACACGTGCACCTAGGTACAAGGTGAAGAAGACTCACAGTACCGGGACGATGAAGAAGCTCATGCGACAGGGCTGGACTCTTGAATCATCCATACCTGTGACCTTCCTGGGTATGACGACAGGCTACAATTACATCCTCAAGAAGGAGAAGCTGTGACCGGCACCCCGTCTCGTAAGTCCCGACGCTTGGCCCGCCAGAAGTACAAAATCCGCAAGCAGTGCCAGGGTCAAACCCGTGGACAGGTAGCGAAAGCGCTCAGGATGGTGACGCCACGCAAGCACCGGGCTGGTGCTGCCAGGCTATCAGCAGGAAACCAAATGCGCGGGCCACAGGATGCGGCCGAGCAGCTGCTGGCCGAGATCTTTGATCCGGCGTACCCGACAGGTCAGGCTGTACAACGCGGACCTCTAACGCCTGCGTACGAGATTGTCACAGTCACGCCTTCGCGCCACGAGGTGCGACTCGGTGATCAGACGCTCAGCTGGCACCGTACCTTCGCCAAGGCCGACGAGGTGCGCGAGCGTAACGAGGAGCTCGATGTCGAGGCGATGAGCCGGCGTGCCTGAGCTGCCAGAACCGCCAGCCTGTCCATACGGCTATACCAAAGAGCAGATCGAGCGTATCGTCGGCAGTGCACGGCTGGAGGAATTCAATCTCTGGATGACCGGCCAGACCATGACACTGTGCGAAGGCCGCTCGTATAACCACGAGAAGCGCGAGTACGTGGAAAATGCCTGTGCTAATGACCCTCATGGTGCGGTCGTCTACACGCACGATCTCAGACGCTTCGTGGCAGGACTTCCTGTCATCGACTAGCGTACATCACACACGTTCACCTCACAAGATCAACCGGTAAACACAATTCATACAAGTGCCGAGTTGCGCTGTGCAGGTGAGCCATGGTAGTCTGGTGCTACCGAAAACGAACGGCCATCCGGCAATTCGTCTGCAACGCCTAACAATGTCTGGGAGGACAATCATGGCGACGCGTTCAAAGGCCCCGGCTGCCAAGCCCGAGGCCACCCCGGCTCCCTCGACGGAGTCGAGCACCACCGAGACCAAGGCTCCGGCCGAGGCCCCGAACATCACAGCCCTGGTCGCTCTCGCGGAGGGTGTCGTCGCTCAGGACGAGACCAACCGTGACTTCACCGAGCTGACGAAGGCCTACCAGGATGCCGACCGGCGCCAGAAGGCGGCCTTCACCAAGCACATCAACGACGCAATGGTCGTTGCCCTGCAGGAGAAGCAGGATCGCAACCTGGCGCTGGCGTACGTGGCCATCGGTGGGGCTGTCAAGACGAAGCCAGCCACCGAGCGCAAGGCCCGCGAGCCTCGTCCCCCGGCGAATCCCACCGAGACTCTGGTGGATCGCCTGGCCGGTCTGTTCCTGGCCTACGAGACGGCGGCCGCGACCGACCTTCCCGAGAACCTCGACGCTGACTGGGCTGACAAGCTCCAGGCGAAGCTCACCGAGGTGCGCAACAGCGGGGACATCGCGAAGCTGGTTGCCTACCGCAACAACGAGGCCGGAGACAAGGGCGAAGCGCCCGAGGTGTCCGAGGTCGCTGGTCGCGCGGTTCGCCTCGCGTTCCAGGGTGGCAAGACCAGGACCTCCAGTGGCGGCGGCGGGGGTGGACGTTCAGGTGCAGTCTACGACGGCCCGCGTCGGTCTGTCACGGTCCACATCCTGAACGCCTTCGAGGGCAAGCCGTCCGGTACGTTCCTGTCGGTCAGCGAGATTCGCAACCACAAGAGCGCCGAGTACGGCGAGGATGCCCCCTCGGCCGGTGCAGTCAGCGCCGCGCTGAACGGGAAGTCGGTTCCGGATGCCCTGGTCGTCGGCAAGGGTGGAGAGAAGCAGACGTTCGGCGCCACACTCAAGTAACCAGTAAGGTCTGAGTTGACAACGTCGGTTATTCGTGATTGGATGACCGACGTTGTTAGCTTCGGCTGGCAACCAAGAGCGGACCTTGACAACTTCATGTGTGAGCGTCGTGGCTAGTCACCCTTATCTCCCCCGAGTGAGAGTGACTAGCCTCAATGTTACACAGACTGGCTCAGTCGCCGATAAGTCCTAGGCTTGCTCGCCGGGATACGTACAGTCCTTTCCGTATCTGTGTCGCGAACATAGGCGGCTGAGTTAGAAACTTACCCAGGTACTCACATCCTATTGCCTAATATGCAGTCGGTCCAGCCGGTCCAGCCGGTGAGTACCTGGGTAACTAACGGCTCAGGACTCGATATACTGCAGGCCTCAAAACCTACAGGCATGCGAGATAGAGTACTACTACTAGGGCTAGGGCCTGAACGTAGAACGAAAACGTCCCCTAGGGCGCCTGGGCGTTACACTCGATCGAGGAGCCTGGCCGTTCTGTCCGATCGAGAGACGTGCACATTCTGATAACGGCGAAGGTGTCTAATACACCCGTTGCGTACGGCGCCTAGAGAACAGCTGGTGCGAGTCCAGCGTGCACCTAATCCCGGTTAGCTCAATAGGCAGAGCAGATGATTGTTAATCATCAGGTTCCTGGTTCGAGTCCAGGGCTGGGAGCGCTACACATCCAGGCATGCTAGCTAAGTCCTGGTGAGGCCGGTGGGAAATGAGGGTAGGCATACCGACTCCCCCGCTGAGCCTGCAGAGTAATCGGGCTGCAGGAGGGTTGACCCGCAAGGGCAGCCGCCCCGGTCAAGGTCGGGGATGCAATACGACGAGGCAGTCACAATAGGTCCACATCCTGAATTGTGCCGTCGTTACTGATCCTAAGATGTGGTATAAAGTTGCGTAGGGCTGGTCTGAATCAGTAAGCCTTGTATCAGTACAAGGAATTCAGACCAGCCCTACCAATTCCAGCTACTAGCTGAAGCTGGATACCTGCGTTCTAACCCTATTTCCTCTGGAGTAGGCTTGGTCCGCTCGCGCGGGTATCCAGCTTCAGGTGGTAGCTGTTCTGCTTCCATCGAAATAACCACTGCATGTGCGAGGGTGTAACCTCGCTGGGTAGGTGGGTGGGCAGTCGTCCGTTGGGCTGGGAGCTTTTCCTGTAATGGGAACCAGTACCAGCTGCCCTGTGAAATGGCACGACGGGAGGTACAAATGCGCCTGCTCTGGAGGAGAAACAGAAACCGTAATGCTCGACAGCCGTGAGGCCTTGGGAGTGCTACGGTGGACCGGGTAAGCCCTGCGGGGAATCCCCTCTTTCTGGCGTAGGATCAAAAGCTCACGGACAGTGTAATCGCAAGTGCCGGTACCATGCCCGGCTGGCTTCCCGTCGTGTTCCCACGAATCAGTCCGCTACAACAAGGAGAGAGTTAAGGAGCTATCATGCCGAACCTGCTATACGTTCTGGTATGCGTCTTGGTTATCGTTGTTATCCTAGTGATAGTCTTCTAAGGTAAGCAGCAGAATCACAAATGCGCGCGTCACCCCGTGCGTCCAGATGCTTGAAAGGATGGAGACACGGTGGCGTACGCACTACTCTGGTTCATTCCTCTATGTGAGATCTGGCTGGTTAAGCGTTATAAGCAATACCGCAAGGCTCGCCTGTTGCATGAGCTCGCTCGCGACAGACTCGAAGCTCTAGCCTGGTATAACTGGAAGTGCCGCTTCAGGCACGGCACAACAGTCTTTGAACAAGAGCAGACCGTAGACCTCAAGACTCGTGGCTATCTTCGTGCCCTGGATGGCCTACGCCGCAAACTCACTGCTGGTGAAATCACATCGCGTGAGTATAAGTTCCTGCGGCTGGATATCCTGAAGAGCCGGTCTGCCGCACGCTAAGTCACCCATTAGGACATCTGTTTGACATGTAACTACTATGGTGCTATACTAGCGCCTAAGCCTACTCTGGGGAGAGTAATGACAGTCATGACATACCCTCGACGCGAATTACAACAGCTAGACGAGGCAATGCTGCTCTCTATACCTGAGGGTAGGTATGCCTGGCAGCCCGATTCGGAAACACCTCTGACGTTCATCTGGATCAGGGATTACACCTTCGGCAAGCGTCTCGGCTCGCGTCGCATACGCACCCAGCACGGGCCCTGGTTTGAGGATGCGCTCACTCGTCAGGTTAGCGGCAAAATCACTATCTGGGACAGCGAGATCGAGAACGTCCTAGTAGGTGTGTTCTGCGGTCGCAACGAGGCTGCAATGAGATACGCCACCGAGCTAGGCAACTGTTGCCGCTGCAATGCCGACCTCACCCTGGAGCGTTCTAGATTCTACGGCATCGGCCCAGAGTGTGAGGAGCTCCGTCCTGACTACATGGACGATGTGATCCTCCTGAAGGGTACCTACGAGGAGAGTCTACAGTCATGACGGGGGACGTGCGTAAGGTTACAACCATCGCTCTTAAAGAGCTCATCCGCAAGGACCCCTTGTGCGCACTTTACAGGAAACAAGACTCACTCGACCCAGCAGGTATCCATCTGATAATGATGGCACTACCGATGGTCAACGTCGAGAACGTACGACAGATAGTAGTGGATCGAGTCGAAGTATTCGCCAAGATGACCAATACAGAGGCACCCTCAACGTTCATGATGGAGATTCCTCACCACTCGTACGAAAGTCTCCCCCGCGCCGTCACGTAAGATGTAGAGCAACGGTCACACTCGGGAGTGCTATCTATACCTGTGTGGCATACAACCGACACAGCAAGCACAAGATCTTCGTACCTACTCAGGCTACTGATCGCGCTGGTCATCACCTTTCGGTTAAGGCCTGGGTGTATTGGCAGACACACAAGGAGCTGTAATGGTCCAATTCGTTAACGAGCCACCGAAACGCGCTCGTATGGCCGGCGAACCTGCCTACGCGGAGGTTGCCGAAGAGCTCGTCGAGCGTCCCGGTGAATGGGCCTTAGCTATCCCTGATGCCAGCCAAGCTACGGGTGGGCAGATCAGGCGTGGAGACTATCGAGCTTTCAGGCCTGTAAAGGATTGGGAGATTACTCAACGCAAGAATATGTCTGGGCTCTATGATATCTACATCCGGTACGTAGGTCACGAGATGGCCAGATTAGGATTTGGGAATGACAAGCCACCAGTCGCTCCGAGCTCAACTTTCCCACCAGATGTCATCCCCGAGCCGATCAAACCCCTCATCGCACCGGATCTCATTCCCGAGGCGCAGGAAGATGGGCCCGTCGAGGAATAACTGGTACCTGTTACTAGGGGCCTTTGTTTTGGGTATCATCGCTGCAGCTGTAATGGGATCAGCCTTCAAGGGTACCCGTACAGTAACAAAGACGGTAACACTGCATGATAAGACGACCACTGTACAGCAGGTGCCCGGACCTACTCAGACTGTGCAAACGACTCGACCACTACCAACGGAGTGTGTAGATTACGCAACGATACTGAATCGGATGTTCGATCAGTTCACGGCGTTTGTGCACGCCTATGGTGGCGTACCCGATGAGCTTAAGGCTGCGGTAGTAGCCATCGGCGAGGGTAATGTGACAGCAATTAATGCAGTCACAGGTAACCTCAAGCCGATGAACGAGGCTGCAGTGCAAGCTGAGATCTTACTGCAGCAATACATGCTGACAGCACAGAAGGATAAGAAGCAGTGTGATTCAGCACTGAAGTAACTACTACCCTGGGGAGAAGAAATGGGAGCATCGTCCACAAGACCAGCCGTTCTCGAATGGCTTCAGCGCCATGCCAACGAGCCACACTTCGTATCTGACATGGCGAAAGAACTTGAACTCACGGAGGATCAGGTTCGCTCGGCAGTGACGAACTCAATCCGTGAGAATACCGCTGGCGCTGGCAAGCAGCTAGAGGTTATGATTCGCGGACGTCAGTACATCTGGCACTCGAACAATGGAGCGGACAGCAAGACGCTGTTCGAGCTGGTTCGCGAGCTCAAGAATGGCACCCTCCTTCTCGAGAGCGATACAGGCGAGCTTTACCAGGCATACCAGATCGTTACGGAGTGAGCCATGGGCCGTAACCCGTTCAACGAGATGGAAGAGTATCTCGAGCGACAACGGCGGATAGCTGAACAGAATCGCATAGCCCGCGAGAAGAATGCGGAAGCTGGCAAACGATTCAGGGCAGGACAAAAGAAGAAGCAGAGGCAGCAGCCTAGAAAGAAAGGTTAGAAGTGGAGACCACCGAGAAGAAGTCTTGTGCGAATTGCCCCTCGCGCCTGACTGCTGTTCAGACCGTACGATTCTTCGGCAAGACGATCGGGGCAGATATGTGTGCCCAGTTTGGTACCGTCTTGTCACGGCCAGGGTTGAACCGTAAGGCGCTCGATGGACTCCAAGAGCGTATCGCCCGCGACTGTAATAGTTATGGTCAGCCTGCCCCGACACTAGTAGCTCACACCAAGGCCTTTGTTCCCAAGGTAGCCGAGCCCAGTGATGCCTACCCACCTTCCATTCAGGGTGACGGTACCCCCGGTGATATTCGTGTACGTGCTTGTACTCAGTGCAAGTGGTTTCTCACGCAGGAGAAGGTTGGCGAGAAATTCGGTTGGCAGTCTGGTCTATGTCAGGCTAAGGGCCAACTCGTCATGCCCCACCTCACTGCCGAGACAGCACGCGGCTGTCAGCTGTCAACGCTGGGATCACCATCTGATCTTCACGTAGACCTTATCGACTTCTATACGCCTGACTACTACCACGTAGACATCTTCAAGAGCTACGGCGCTGGTGTTGATCATCCCCTGACCTACGTTACTGATGTTCCCGTGTCAGAAGAGGATACCGCCGAGGGTATCATGGCCTGGCGACGCATCGAAGATCCCAAGTCATCTAAGTTTGTCATGCTGCCGATCTACGAGCCCAGCCAGTTCAACGAGGCCGACAAGGGCAAGATCCCTCAGCCTGGCGATGACGAGCACCCTGAACTCTATCTGGATTACGGTAACAACGTGTACAAGGTGGCCGTTCTCTGGCGCGCACTCGACGAAACTCCCATGGCGTTCGGTCCGGCAGGAGTAGGTAAGACTGAATTAGCCCGCCACATGGCTTATTTGATGCAACTACCGTTCGAGCGGTTCAGCATCACAGAGTCAACCGAGGTTGACGACCTCATCGGCTACACTCGATACACACCCGAGAAGGGTACCTTCTTTCAGCGCGGTCGCTTGCCCCTCGCTTGGGAACGCAAGTGCGTCATGCTCATTGACGAACCAAACACAGGACAGCCTGCAGTTTGGCAGGCACTCAGGCCACTGACAGATAATAGCAAGCAGTTAGTGCTAGATAGTTCCTCCGGGGAAAGGGTTGAGCGGTCTAGTCATACCTACCTGATGATGGCTGCTAACCCTGCCTGGGATCCTCGTAACGTTGGAGCCAATCAGATTGGGGATGCTGATAGCTCGCGACTGATGCATATTAGATTCAGTCTACCACCAGAGCTTCTCGAGAAGAAGATCATCGCCGCTCGAGTGGCACTGGATAACGATAGCTACAAACCGCCACTCGATCAGATCATGGCGGTTGCTCGCGAATTGCGAGCACTGTCAGAACAAGGTACACTGCCGATCTCGTGGGGTATTCGTGTCCAGATCAAGGTTGCACGTGCCATGGCTTGGTTCTCTCCGGTCCAGGCGTACAAGCTCGCAACCGATGACCTGGAGCCGAGTGTCCAGTCGACAGTGCTTGACTCAGTCAAGGGACACTTCGCCGACGATCGAGACGAGGATGATGATGACGACGTCAGAAAGCTTGACTACTAATCGTAACCTGAATCCCAGTCAAGTAAAGGCTATTGAGTTCCTCAAGGCTATGTGGGGTGCAACGACAGAAGCTCTTCTAAGGAAGGAATACGCAGATCTACGTAACGTATATCCAGATGCACCCTATCGCTGGGTCTGTCCGTTCTGTGTCTATATTGGAAGAGACTGCTCGGTTATCGCCAGGACGGAAAGTTCACTTGAACTTCTGATTATCGTACACGAGTATCACGTCCATGGCATCAAAGACAAAGGAGTATAATGCAGATCGCAATCTTCACCCGCATCAAGGTCGACGGAGAATTCCATGACTGGAGGTTTGGTGACTTCGTGGACTCTGACACCCGAGCCTACGACATCAAGTTGACCTGCGAGAAGGAGAACGGAACTGGATCATTCTTTATGACGTACATGCCGGAAGATATCATCGGACAGATGGGCTAGGAGGAACAGTGAGTTTCGGCAGCAGAATCCCAAATGCGCCCAAGACAACGCTCGATGATCGGGCACGCAAAGCAGTGCGTAAGTTCTACACCATGCTGCCAACTCTCAATGCCTATGTCCGTACGATCAGTGGTAACCCAAAGGTATGTATCGAGGTCACTGCAGACAACGGAAGCTCGACTCGTGATCGAATTTACTTCCGACCGCCGCTAGCCTTAGGTGACGATCTGGTTCACACTGAAATGCTATGTGACGAGCGTGATTCAGATGGCATTCAGATGTGCGACGCATGCAGAACTCATGAGCACATCATGGCCGTCATGTATCACGAGATTGGTCACATCGCCTTTGGTACGCACTCCAAGCCAGCACTCAAGCATGTCCAGGAGGTTCGCACCAAGGCTAATTGGTTCTCGCCCAAGGACTGGGATGACGTCAGAACGTACAATGAATTCAACAAACGCCTGAAGGCGTTACCTGACGCTGACCATTCGTACATGTTTCTTGCGAATGTGACACACCCTCACCTTGGCCTTTTGTACAACGCGACCGAGGACGCCCGTGTTAATGAAGCGGTGTTCAACGCGCGGCGTGGCGTGCGCGCCATGTACGACGCGCTAACGGCCGAAGTGGTCCGGGATGGTGTACCCAACCCAGATAACCCTGAAGAGTACACACAGTGGCGCGACATGTCTCTCGAGTTTCAGATGATGCTTGCAATCAGCTATCAGCTGCAGGGACAGAACGAGAAGTACTCAGGCCTGTTTGCTGAGAAGATCTATGAAGACCTGGAAAACGAAACACTTCAGAGGCACCTCGGGACATGGACAGCCGATACGTCAGCAATGGGTAACCTGAATTTCACTCTCGAGTTGATGAAGATTCTCAACGATATGGGTTACCTTATCAAGGACAACAAGGAGGAACCAGAAAATGACGGCGGAGATTCTTCCGGGGAAGACAGTCCTGGCGACGGGAATGGTGAGCCATCATCAGGGAAAGGATCACCTCCCGTATCAGACTCTGAAGATGAAGGTGAGGATTCCGGGGGGAAGGATGGAGACGATCAACCTGACTCTTCTGGAGATCAGGACGCAGATGCTTCTTCTGACGGGGACGATAGCGATGATTCGCCGAGTCCCGGCTCACCTGAGGACAAAGCGCGACCAGGAGGCAATTTCGATAATGTCAAGGTCTGTGTCGCCGAACAGCTAGAGCCGGACATGAAGGATGCTGATCTTAACTCCGAAGATCCCGCTGAACGCAAAGAAGCCCAGCGCCTCATGAAGGCGATTGAGTCTGCAATCAGTCAGGTAATTCACTTCGAGAAGGCTTCAAGGCATATCTACGGTGTTGAATTCATCGAGCATGGTACTCACTACTGGCCCGAAGATGAGACACAGACTCCTGAAGTTGACAGTGCTGCACTGAATCTTTCCATCCTACAGGCACGTGTAACGTTTGATAACAACAAGCGTAAGCGCAAGATGCCTAACCTTAAGGCTGGCAAGGTTACGCCTTCAACACTAGGCAAGCGTGCCGCGCTAGAGGATGATCGGCTATTCCACAAGACCATCATTCCTGGTCGTCGAGATTACGATGTCGTCATAGGCATGGATATCTCAGGTTCAACAGCTGGTCGCAATATCGTCCTAGAGAAGAATGCAGTCTACGCTCAGGCAATGCTGCTAAGTAGACTGGGCATCACGTTCTCAATTTACGGTCACAGTGGATCATCTAACCTGATGATCTGGAAGATCAAGGAACGTCATGACCAGTGGGACACCAAGACCATGAAGCGCCTCATGGACGCGGACGCCTGTGCGGCAAACCTCGACGGCCATGCACTGGAATTTCTTCGTAAGCGTTCTAGTGAGGGTCAGGCTACAGATAAGATCATCATGTATTACTCTGACGGCGCAATGCCGATGGAGAATTACAAGGAAGAATTGGAGATTCTTCAGCGCGAGATTCGTACCTGTGCCCAGCAGAGGATTACCCTGGTAGGTGTAGGCATCCGGACAGACAGTCCTACGAAGCATGGACTGGATACCGTACGGGTCGATTCACCGGATGATCTTAAGTTGGTCCTGCTACACCTGAAGAAGTACCTACTCAAGAAGAGGGCATGATGTCCAAGGTAAAGGTTACCCGGATAGCTACATTCGAGTACATGATTGATCGTGAAGGTGGTTATCAGGATGCACCTGATCATCAGGTAATCGAATTTGAAAAGTCAGAGGAAGCTCAGTACTACGGTATTGTTGAGGGTTTCGAGACGAATTTCAAGAGTGAAGTCGTTACAGTGGAGTTTGTCGAGGATGACGGAAGACCTCGGAGGACCTGATGTACCTGTGCCTCCACTGGATTCAGCCCGAAGGACAAACGAAGCGTTATCGTTGCAGGGCTCGGCATCCTCGTCATCAGATTCACAAGGCAACAATTAGTGCGTTTACATCAGACATGGGTAAACCTTTTCCAGCTTCACAATCAGTTGAGGTGTCTTGGAGGGAAGTATGACCTGTCATCACTGTGGATTCAGTAGCTCAGCTATGTATGTAGCCATAAGCAAGGTAACCAAGAAGGGGCTGTGTACTCACCATAAGGCCTGCACTCGGAGGCGTACCAGGATGACAGGTTCAATCCCGTTCTACAGGTCAAGGTTCACAAGACGCTAGGGGGTTAGATGGAAATCGAGACTCCTCAGCCCTTGCCTTTAGCTGAGCGTAATCAAGTCTTTCCATACCAAAGATTCTTTTCGAAGGTAGATAAACTAGACGTTATCCGTCCCGGCTTGACAACGCCATGCTGGGAATGGAATTCTGCCCGCCACCCGAAGGACAATTACGGGGTCTTCTGGATGGAAGGCAGGAGTCATCAAGCTCATCGTGTTGCCTGGGAATACAAGTATGGAAAGATCCCACCAGGATTGATTCTGCTGCATAGGTGTGACAATCCTCCATGTGCCCATGTAGACCCGGATGGACCACCTTTAGCCGACCACTTTCTACTAGGTACAACAGCGGAGAACAACACTGACCGTAACCTTAAGGGTCATACGAAGATTCACCGTGGTACTCACAACGGACTGTCTCGACTAACCTCAGACCATGTGCGTGAGATACGCGCACTTTGCGAGGGAGGAGAATTGAGCTACGAGCAGATCGCGAACAGGTTTGCAGTCACTGCATCTACTGTATCGCGTATCAAACGTGGCCTTACCTACAAACTTGTAGATTAGTACCACCCGGTAATATATCAGTATCCTCAACAAGAAAGGTACACATGAAGATCAAGAAGTGGGGAGCTATCCTTCTGGGAGTTTTCATGCTCCTAGGACTGGCTGCCCTGGTATCAGCTAGCACTGCACAGGCGGCACCCCCAGCTACTCAAGTGGTTGGACAGTGTGGCGATGTCTCTGTCTCAACTACACGTCCGGACAGTGGGCATCATGGAGACTGGGCTACCCTGGCTCTGATGCGTTCGACGCAAATCTGTCGAACCGCCGAGAATACTTACACTGCTGTTATCACTGACGATGGCACGCTGACGACACTTGCCAGTTTGTCGCCGCGACAGGGCCTGCCTCTCGCTGCCGGGATTACAGGTACGGTTCATGGTACGTATAACTGGACTCTCGTTGCCGAGAATCTTAACCTGGATAATCTCATCTCTCCTGCAGCTGACACAAAGACCGGTGCTTGGCTTGAGACGCTGGTCACTGCTTCGGGTGGCAAGTTCTGTAGTGATGTCGCTCATGAGTACAACTGGACGTATGTCACCTGCTCCGAGCAGTGGATAGACGCGTCCAGTAACGACGACGGTCAGGCTGATACGGCTGGTGACATTACCGGCAAGGCATGTGTGCCCTCAGCTGGCTCGGTTACGTTCATCGATCGAGTGTGTCACACTGGTGGTATTGCTAACCTACCGGCTTTCGTGATTAAGGCAGCTAAGGGAGTTACCTGGCGGGCTACGATCGGCAAGTCTGGCAATGCTAGCTACCCCGGTACTCATGTCATCGGCCAGAACGGCAAGTCGGTTACGCTAGTAGTTGAGGCTGTCGACACACTAACCAAAAAGGTTATCAAGTCCTGGACCCATACCTTCCCTTGGAACGTGTGCGCTAAGCCGGTAGTGAGTAAGCCAGCACCGAAGCTACCCGTCAAGGCTGTCGTGGTTCCGGCCAAGAAGATTGCCAGTCCTGTGGCCAACGAGAGTGCACTAGCTAACACTGGCAGTTCATCTACGCCGTGGGCTATCCTCATCGCCCTAGGTACCCTGCTGTTCGGTATCGGTGCCCTTTGGCTTGGTCGCGTACAGACCAGCACGCGCGGGAGGCATCACCACTAAGTGTTCTGGCTCGTCTTGGGGTGTAGCGGTCTGGGTTATGTTATTCTGTTGACTTACGTACGTTGTTGGTGCAAGAGACACCAGGATGACCCGTTGTAACATCGGCAATAATGAACACAACGGCTGAGCGCTCGCGCCGGTCGGCACGGATGTGTTAGGCTAGTCCGTGCCGACCGGCCACACCTCAGAGGGCCATAACAGATCTCCACAAGAGAGGCGATCATTACATGAGCGTGAACCTTGCAGAGTACAGCGTACTACAGAAGAAGAAGGTAACGATTCAGTACAACTCAAAGCCAGACAGCCAGGGTGCTGTTGAGCTTGTCGAGCTAGAGGGTACGCTCATGGCTGCCCAGCCTGGTATCGGAGTCATGTTCCGTCCGGCCCGCCACAACCAGGGCCAGCTCATTGACGAGGCTGACATTGTCGATATCATCTCGGCTCCGACCAAGCCTCGTGTTCTCAAGCAGAAGAATTTGCGCGTGATTGGCGCGGAGGACGTGCGCCATCATCTCGCGGATCGCCATGCGTACCCGTTGACCTGGGTTAACCAGGCTACTCCGGAACAGGCGCTCGAGGCTCACTCTGGTATCGATCACACCGACCTTGGCCATAAGCACTCGGCTACCGAGACTGAAGCTGAGGTAGAGGTCGAGAACACCGAGACTGAGGTTACTGAAAGCGAGTAGCCACTGAAGCGTCGGACCAGCTACTAGCTCGCGATGGGTCTGGGAGTAGCTGGTCCGGCCTTGATGGGCTAATCAAACTCTGGGGAGCAAGATGCCTGTAGGATATCGAGAAAAGGACGGTCGCTACACAGTCACCTGCGACAAACCTTTTTGTTATTTGAGTATAGCAGTACATACATTACCGGCCGCAACCGAGCTGGATCAACATCATGTATGTCCTTTCATTAACGGAACAACCAAGTACGCCGGGAGTATTACAATGCAGCTGGTTGAACAAATGTGGGCCAAGGCTGATGAAGCCTTCGCTAAACTTCTGGAGTACAACGATACAGATAACCGCGATAAGTCCTACCATCAGGGTGAGTGTCGTATGGCAGCCGAGCTGATTGCAATCTTCATGACGCCCCACTTCAAGACTGGTGATGAGATTGTTCGTGAGATCGTCAAGCGTCAACAGATGAAAGCTGCAGGTGAACCTTACGAAACTCCAGGACTGGGTTACCGTATCTACGAGCTACCAAAAGATGCTGATAAACCTCGTGAGGTCAAAACAGCCGAGGCGCGCATTGCTGTTCCTGGTAAACTCTCCGCGGAAGACATCTCGATGATTAAGTTCATGAAGGATACCCAGCCACTCAAGACGATTGCCGACCTGTTCGATATCACCATGGCCGAGGTTGGAGCAGTCTTTAGGAGTTGAATTACTAACGCAATCATGGTACTATGAAGCTAGAAAGGCAAAGATGGCAAAAGCTTCCGGTCTATGTATGCTGTGTAGCGAGTACCCGTGCATATGTGAACGCACTCCACGTAAGACAACTAGAAAACCTCTAATACGTCCGGTAGAGATAGTTACTTTACCAGATCCATCCGCAGAAACCTCAATGCCGGCTGCACGTAGGCAAGATTTCGATCTAGAGGAAGCACTCGAGATAACTGCAATCAAGAATCTGGAGCCTCTACTAGATGCCGAAGAGAAAAGCAAGTGGTCCGAACAACTCGGGGTCACGCTTCGACCACACGAGCGTGCAGCGGTCTGGCGTGCCCAAGATTATTCGGAACGAAGCAGTATTACCAGCTTATCGAGCCAAGATAAGTGATCCTGAAATTCCTCCTGCTACTTCCGCTCAGATTAGCGAAATGCTCAGGGGCTATGCAGACGCTCAACGTGCAGTAGCTGAGCCATTTGCTCAGATAAGTAAATCCCTTATTGAGTTATCTAAAGCTTTTACAAAGGTATATTCTGATGTTATGCATCAGCTTACAGAGAGGCTTGCGGTTGTGCCTACACCAGAACAGCTATATCTGAACGACCAGAAGTACTTCGTGCACAGTTCTAACTGGGAATTTCCAACAGATGGCAAGGCTCCCTTCTTGCGTCCGGACTCGAGTCATCGTATCGCTCTCTTTGAGTCAGGATATCTTGCCTGTGTTCCGTGCCAGCGAGTCTGGTGCTCACATCTTGATGCACTTCTATCCGATCCAGAATCGGATGCAAACTTCTTCCAGAATGCATTTGAATCTTGCAATAAGACTGGTACGGTCTTCTTTATTCCATTCGAGGCTGCGAGCATGTGGCTGCCTGTAACTGTTTCGCAACTGGATTCAGAGCAGCCAGTCTGCAAGGTGGTTTACAAGCTCGTAACCAAAATAGGCAAACGAACAGAAGCAGAGGAAATCAATCTCGGTACCATTACCTTGGGCATCGAAGGCTACTACTCGATTGCTCTTCTTGCTCAGAACTTTCTAGACGAACGAGTAGTCGGTATCGAAGAATGCAAAGCTTCCTCGCACTGGAAGACAGGAAAGGACAAGCAGATTTCAACAGCTGTCGACGCAATCGGATTCATTCTCGGACGTAAATGTGCAACCTGTACATCTATCGCCGAGAATTCAGCCGGTGATGATCTTATCCCTTCCAAGGAAGCTAACTGGGGAGCGCGGCGATAAGTCATGGCCCGTAGTTTTAAGTACGTTTGCACACGGTGTGGTGCTAGACCTCACCCCAACGACAACGAGGCACGGGCCAGCCTTACAGCAGTTGTCGTCCAGTTCAAAGAGGTTGGTTTCCGAGGGCACGTCTTGAGGTCTAGGGTAGTTGACTGGTTATGCAAGTCTTGCCTGGAAGCTGATCCGACTTATAATCAAGTCGATCGATCATTCATCAACAAGGTGGCAAACGATGGCTGAATTTAACTTCCATGAGCAATTAGAAACACTAGCCAAGAAGCTTCACCTCATAGCAGCTAAATATTCTGTACAGATTGAGATGTATCAGCATCGACTCAAGGCAGCAGATGAACTCTTGACAACTTACGGGTGGGTTCAGTTTGGTACGCATGCCAATGATCCTTGTAAGCTAGAGTTTTCTACAGTCTTTGATATTGACGGACTTCCGCTGTACGAAAGGGTTATCTGATGGCGAGACGTGACAATGTAAATCCACATACTCGCCACGTTCGCCCGAAGTGGCAGTTCCCTGCAGACTGGGCTGAGTTTATTGATCTGTTCGATCAGAGGATTGTCAAGATCCTGGGGTACGAAAGCGAAGATAAGACACTCGGTCCGGATGTTATCATGTACATCCTTTACAAAACAGCATACAAGAGTCAGATGGCGATTAACCTAACTCGTCTAACTGAACCAGAACTAGATGCGCTCAAGAACATTCTCGACAGCACTATTGAGCTTGCGCGTCCGATCGTACAACTAAGAGATAAGGTGGCCCGTGACAATCTCGATCACGGAGAAGACTCTGACCCAAGAGTCTATCGACCAGTTCCGAACATCATTAAGCGTCCGTGGGCTGTCGGAATCGACGCTGCAAGCGTACTCGACAGATCTGAAGATCTTCCTACGCGACCTAGAAGTGTCGTCCCTCGCAATCAAGGACTTGGAAGCAAGGGCGGCCCAGTGGCTGAACCAGACGCGCGAGATAGCCAAGCCGAAGACAACGCAACGGAGACTAACTAGCATTCGCGCGTATGCGTCGTGGGTAGGCGTTGACATCCTCTCGAACTACAAGACACCGCGTGCATCTAAACCTATCGCGCACCCCTTGCGTGGCGGTATGGACGACGTACGAGAGTTGATTACGCACGCCAAGCACGCACATCAGCGTGCCCTCATTGCTATGTGTGGCATGCTAGGTCTACGCATTAGTGAAGCGTTGTCGGTTAAGCCTGAACACTTCGAAATACTAGAGATGCTCCTAACCGTGCGCGGTAAGGGTAACGTTGATCGCACTATCCCTATCTCGGGTGAAGCGATGAGCGTGCTACTTCCAATCATTGTTAGCACTCCTGAAGGACGACGACTCGTCCCGACAAAGAATCGTGGCGCGCGGGCCTACCTGACTCGCCTTGGTCAGCGTGTACTTGGCTACGATATTGCCAGTCATGACTTTAGGATGACCTTCGGTACGGCAGTCAACGATAAGTATGGGCTTCGTGCTGCACAGGAGCTTCTCGGTCACGCTCGCAGTACGACGACTGAGATCTATACTCTCGTGACAATGAACACACTGCGACAGGCGGTCGAGCTCTAATGGCAGAACGTCAGAGACTTCTTAATCTTCTCATCCGTAATAAACTGATAATCGAGGAAGAAGATCTCGGCCCGCAAGTGGAGAAACTTGTACAGATGGAATGGTGGGAGTTAATGGACCTGCGAAACTTCAGCTATTCTGCTGCTCGCGAGTTGTGTGAATATCTACACGAATTTGGACTCACACATACAGAACTGGAATATCATCTCACTCACTGGCAGTATGGAAAATACAGAGTACGAGTGGAGAGTTCATCATGAAGGAAACGGTTACCATGGATCGGTTTACTTGCGATGGATGTAATAGAGTAGTACTTGTAGAGCCAGATAGCGAACCACCAAATGGCTACCACATGAAGGTTGCTTATATCAGCGATAGAGGCGGTGATGCTGCTGATGATATCTATGCCTGTAGTGACAGGTGTATTAGTAGAGCTGTTATTCGAGGGTTAGCGAGGGATGATCGTGCCGATCAGTAAAGTAGAAATCCAGCAATATATCTGCGATAACCCAGCGTGTCGTCGCATTTTTCAGCCCATCGGTGGTGTACCTCAACCTGGACTGTCTGGCAGTATCGTGGTACAATTCTATCACGGGTTACCCTTGCACGTCGGATTCTGGGCACATACATTTCGATGTGTAGGACCAGCCGTCAAGGCTAATTACGAAAGATTACTAGCCGAGGAGAGTAAGGATGCCAGCTCTTAAGACAGGCCAGTGTACAGCAGGCTGGCATGAGGGAACCAAGCCTAAGACACGGTTCGGAGATCCGATCCAGGTCTGTCGTATGTGGCAGCAGTGTCCCTGTGACTGCCATGCGAGCATTACCGAGATGTTCACCATGGCCCAGTCGGAGCGAGAGCTCCTCGATAATCCTGACTATATGCCTAAACCCCCGCCGTATTACATGCCAGTCTTTGGAGTTGACTACGGCATACCAAAGCCTGCGCCAGCACGGGTGTCATTAGACGGGTCCACGTCGGAGGGAACGTCCCCGTACGGATCGGACACCAGCACGGGTAGCCGTGGTGCCCTAGAAGCTGCCGTGCTAGATATCTGCCAATCTCTTGAGCCATCCTTGGATGAAATCTACACGACAAAGTGGATCGCAGAGCAGGTTGCTGATAAGTTCTCGTGCAATCCTCCCTCCACGGGTGCCATCCAGGCCGTGCTAGAGCGCTGGACTAAGATCGATTTCGCCATCATGGGCAAGAAGCCGGTACGCTTTATAGCCATCACACCTGAGGGCGAAAAGGATGGATTGGAACTCATGAAAGCACGGGCGAAGCGAGCATGAGCTTACTTGTAATTATTGTATTCTTTGTGGGCTGTTTTGTTCTTGGCTGGCTGGGTCCGGTTTGGTTTGGTAATAAGTTTTATCTCGGCCAGGCTTGTATATGGAGTATGATTGTTATTTACAGTACAGTTACAGGAGGTAACCTCGGGTGGCGAGCTGTAAATCTCGGTCTGGTTATTATTTTCTTTGCTATCTGGTGGAACGGTCGTCCTCCGAAAGATCATGGTAAGCTTCGTCGTGCTATAGGAGCTCGCATGCAGGCCATCATTGATCGCATGACCGAGATAGCCAGACCTGCACATGGGAATTTTCATGCCTGAGGTCTGGATCATCACAGGTGGGCGGAACTATAAAAACAGGTCGAAGGTAGAGTCATTTCTTCTGGATGTCGACCCAGAGACCATTATCCGTCATGGTGCCTGCAAAACAGGTGTAGATAGCTTCGCAGAGAACTTCTGGCATGACGTGCTTAAACGCGAGACTGATCCCCATCCTGCAGACTGGAATGGCAAATGCATAGTAGGCTTTTGCAAGCCTGGTCACAGGCGTCGCAGAGGTGGTGGCTCAACTTACTGTCTAGCTGCAGGTAACTGGCGCAATAAGCTCATGGCCGAGATGGAGCCTAAAGCCAGTAGGTGTGTCGCATTCAGGGGTGGATCAGGTACTCATGACATGATGCAGTGCGCGAGGAATAATCACATCGGGCTTCAAACTATCGGCTTCGACGACCTGACCATCTTCTGATGACCATTTCTGAACGCAACCAGAAGCAAACCGGTATACCTCTCAGGGTATTCTTGTATACCCTAGATCAGATCAGTCTCATGGTAGAGATTCCAGTAGCAACTCTCGAGAAAACTTACATCCACTTCGAAGGCAGAACTATTGCCACATACAGACCTGAAAAAATGAGGGCTCGCAATATATCTGCACGTGAGGACATTCCAGAATGGAGGGTAGCCGATAAAGAAGTAATTCGTTGGCTTAAGAATCGTGGGTTCAAGGTTATCGAACGAGGATGGGTGCAAAACTAATGATCGTCAGTATTATAATTCAGGTTGATGACGAGGACAACGTAGATATGATTCGGTCTCACGTAGAGGAGCAGGCCAATCAGATCGCTCGTACTGTCGAGCCAAAGACTTACGAAGAAGAAGAAACCGTCAGCTGGACCGTGGAAGATAACTGAGAGAAAACCCCCGACAGTAGCCCTGGTAACTAACTGTCGGGGGTTACTTGGTTCTCTAGAAGTTAGACCTGCTCGCGAACGTCACCAGCCGTGACCGAGATGGTAGCCACTCCACCAGCCACCACATCGATCGCCTCGGTAACAGACAGGCCACTAGCGGCCTCACTGAAGGTAACGACGGCCGATCCCGGGTTGCCAGCAACCGCAGTGAAGGTGTCACCGGCCTGGGTAACCGTCACTACCGTCTCGTCAGACGACGTAGCGCTGAACGCTTCGCCGTCGACATCGAAACCCTTGGCATCCTTGCCAGCGAGGGTGTAGTCGACTTCCTGGGTGTCAGAGAGCTGCATTTCCGTTCCTTCCGGTTGGCGAGGTGATACTGAGTGATCACTCTGTTCGCGGACAAGCCCGGCGCGTAGACGAACATAGGCGCTTGATGTTCCCTCGAGAAATGTTGCCACCAGGTCGGCATCTACGAGGATCATTGCGATTGATTCGTTACGCTTCCAGAACTCGTTCTGCTCTATAACGAATCGCAGAGCATCTTCACGAATACTTGTCACGCCTGGTAGCATAGCATGACTTGATGATCATGGGTCTCCTGTCCGAAATCGCCCGAATTTGCCGATGGGCTTGCATCGTTACATATAGGTGCGGTAGGTTGACCGACAACACGAAGGGGGGTGCATCATGACTGGCTTTGATTAAACGCCCTTAATGGGCACGCGTGATAGCTTCAGTGAGGTATCTGCTATCCGCACTTTAATGAGATTGTTTATTAGATTTGAACGGAGTCGGATCAGGTGGAGAACATCCGAAGAGGGTGTTTCTGCGAAGCCCCGACCAGTAGGTCCGATAGGTCTAAGATAACCGCACAAGTCCAAGGAGTATAAAGATGACTGTTGCTGTACCAGATTCATCAGGCGCCCTCGAACGGTACGGAGAGTACGAGGGACTGGGCCTGGAGGACGTTAAGGTCAGTGACCTTTCCGTCCCGCGCCTGAGCATCGTCAGTAAGACAGCCAAGATCCAACATTCCGTTACCAAGGCTGAGTACGATTACCTCTACGTGATCATGCTGGCTCAGGTCAAGCAGCGGATCATGTGGCACAAGGATGTCGATGATAACTACAAGTCTCCGCAGTGTAAGTCTACAGACTTCGATCATGGCTTTCCGAACGTTGATCCCAAGGCTCCTCCGAGTCGTCTCTTTCCGTGGGCTGAATCGAATTTCGATCCCGCCGCTGGGCCTCAGGGTCTCTACTTGCCTGAACTTTCCGAAGAGGCTGGTACACCTGCCCTTCCATGCGAGTCCTGCAAGTTTAAGGAGTGGAAGGACGGAAAGACTCAGTGCAAGGAGCAGCACTCGTATCCGCTACTCTGGGTTGATCCCGAGGATAACTCGTACAACCCTGCAATCCTCACGATTCAGGGCTCGGGTATCAAGAATAGTCGGCAGTACGTGCAGACGTTTGCGACCAAGCGTAAGCCACTGTTTACTGCACTCACGCTGATTCAGTTGACTGCAGCTCGAAAGGGTAGCAACGACTACGCTATCCCAAACTTCACAAACGCTCAGGATACTGATCCCGCGTTGTTCGATGAGTACGCCGCTCAGACACGATCCATGCGTGAATTCCTGCGCAAGCCTCCGCGTCGTCGGGAGGATGACTCAAACGATAGTGCTATCACTCCGGCACCTGCGGGCAACGTTAACGTTGCTCCCGTGGTGGTAGAGGTACCGGTTGCGTCTCAGGTTATTGCGCCTGTAGCACCCGTGGTACCCACTCCTGCTCCTCCGGTAGCTCCAGCTCCACCAGCTCCGCCAGTCGCTCCTGTTCCGGTGGCTACTTCCCCGGCTCCCGGCCCAGTAGCCCCTCCGGTTCCGCCGTCTGCACCTCCAGTTGCGGCACCAGCGCCCGCTCCTGTTCCTGCGGTCGCGCCTGTTCCACCGCCTCCCCCGGCACCGGTAGCTGCACCTGCTGTTGCACCTGCAGCTACCGTGCCGGTACCCCCGCCGCCGCCCGTGCCTCAGTCTGCAGTGCCTGCTGCGACTGTGCAACCAGCACCCCCGGCGGCACCTGGCAGTAACGACCTTCCGTTCTAGGTCTAACGCCAGGATACACGACAAGGCCCAGAGTTCGCATGGTGAGGGTGGACTCTGGGCCTTGTCTTCTCGACTCAATTCTAAGGATAACAATGCTCTTCGGATTCAGCGATCCAGAGGAAATGCAAGCCGCTATGGATCGCGCTGAAATGGAAAAGGACGAATTTCATCATAGCCTTGAGAGTATCTGGCTTGGTCTAACTGATGATCAGCTACTTGTTCTCAGCTCTTACTTCCACTCGATCAGCCACAGTCATGATGGCATACTTCACCTGGCTATGTTGTCTGGTCGGCTCATGCAACGCCGTGCCGAGCGGATGAAGATCTGTGCACTCGATGGCAAGGATCACGAGGCCGAGCTAAAAGAGATGTCAGGCCAAGCCGGCAAACCAGATCTTCAGAAGAAGAAGCCTACACCTGAAGCTAGCCACCTTGATGATTGGGCTGAACCAGAGCAACAAAGTGGCGACCCAAGAGTCCTTAAGGCTCTTGAGCATGCAGATAATATGCGCAAGTGGAATCTGGAATACACTAACAGTGGTCTACTTGTTTGCTCTAAGTGTAATATGGAATACGCGAGTCTAGAAGATCGAATGGTTAAATCCCCTGACAACTGCCAGGGCTGTCATCATAAGGCCAAGTTCGGCTGATGGCTAGGCATGACCAAAGGTTACTACCCAAGAGGTCTAGCTACGTCTGTGAAACTTGTAAGGTTAAGAAATGTAATGTCTGCGTAGATACACTGAGGACTGTTTATCTCGGGACAATTCCAGAGTCGCAGCGCCTGTGTAAATGTAAACACAAGTCACTGGAGGTAAAATGATCATTGACTGTGGTTACGAGGAGACGCATATCTATCCAGACGACTGGATCTTCGGTGGTGCTAACGGTCTAGATCCTAGAGCTGATCCACGTTGGCAGCCCACGACATACGAGTACCTGGATCAATTTGCTCAGTCAGTACATGTAACTCAGACACCACTATGCGACGAGGAGGCCCTTGATGAATTTACAAAGGTATCCTCCTTCGGAAATCTGCGCCCCATATACCTCCAAGTTAAACGACCTGGCGAGGAGGAACAACTCCTTCCTTTCTCGTATGAAGAGTCTACGGATACGGTATACCCTATGGAGCAATCCAGTAATGACTGAGCTTGCCGCCCGTAAATCTATGGCGTATATCAAAGATGAAACCGAGTACTTCGCTCATCAAGTCGAGGGTATACGCAAGATGGCTGGCATGCGATCGTTCATCCTGGCCGACGAGATGGGTCTAGGAAAGTCGATTCAAGCCTTAACGGTGTTCGCAATCGATGTCGTATTGGGCTGGAGTAAGACCTGTATTATCGTCTGTCCAGCATCACTCAAGGAGAACTGGGCAGACGAGATTATCAAGTTCATGAACGATATTCCTTATGTCATCATGCAAGGTACACCAGGTGTACGTACTGCACAGCTCATGGATTACCTACGAATCGATGGTCCAAAGGTTTTAATCTGCAACTACGAGCAAATTAAGACACATCTTCCTGAACTGAATACTATCGGCTTTGACGTTGCGATCTATGACGAAGCTCACTACATCAAGTCACCTAAATCACAACGGACCAAGGCTATCCATAACTTGGCTGCTCGGCGTAACTTCCTACTGACCGGCACACCTCTTCTTAATCACGTCAATGAGATCTGGTCACTGCTACACCGTATCGACCCGAATAGATTCCCAAAGTACTGGCAATTCGTCAATAGATTTTGCGTCTATGGTGGCTTTGAAGGACGCCAAATTATCGGCGTCAAGAATGAAAAAGAGCTCAAGGAGATTCTCGGCGAGTATATGATCAGACGTCTCAAGAAAGACGTGCTTGATCTTCCCGAAGTTCAGATCATCGAACGACGAGTCACCCTTACGGAAACACAGCGCAAACTTTATACCAAGATCGAAGATGAACTCGAGATTGGTATGGCCGACGGGTCAACATCAGACTTCAACTGGCCGATCGTTCGAGCCACACGCCTTCGGCAGGCAGTTGGAACTACCTTCCCGTTTACAGGTGAAGATCACTCAGGCAAGCTAGACCTTGCATCCGAAGATGACATGGAGCTCCTGTCTAACGGTGAGAAAACAGTAACCTTCACTCAGATGCTACCAGTTCAGGAATGCTATATCAGGCGTCTTCAGAAGCTAGACTCTAGCATTCCTATCTGGATCCTTAATGGTGAGGTTCCTATCCCGCAGCGTATATCTACGGTCAACGCCTGGCGAGACCACAAGGGTCCAGCTGCACTTGTATGCATGCTTCAGGTCGCAGGTGTTGGTCTCAATATGACTGCCGCTCGTCACGGAGCGTTCTTAGATAAACTTTTCGTACCTGGGCTTAACAATCAAGCCATCGATCGCATGCATAGGATTGGAGCGTCAGCCACACAACCAGTTCAGATCAGAGATTACCTTGCGCGCAACACTGTTGATACTCGACTTCAAAGCATCCTCAATCTTAAGACGAAATTGAGTGATGATATTATCGAGGTCGATAGTAGCTGGACGCGTAAGATCATTGCCGCTCTTGCAGTTGAAGATGACGACGCGGCGTAACAGAAGGATGATATAATGACATCAAGTCTAATCCCTACACTGGAGGATAGGTATTACACCGTCAAAGAAGTAGCAGGTATTTTCGGTGTTACTGATCTAACCGTGCGTCTCTGGATCACTCAGGGTATCGGAAGTCCCAACAAAAGATTGTCCGCAGTTAAAATTGGCAAGTCCTGGAAGATCACTCTCCAGGCTATGGTGGAATGGGCTGGTGCGACTTATGGCGGCTAACGATCGCCTGATTTGGATTGACACCGAGACTACTGGACTCGAGCCAGCTGAAGGCTTGATCCTCGAAATCGGTATTGTTGTCACTGACCTCGACCTCAGATACCAGGATAGCTTTCACCGGGTGCTCTGGTCATCGCCAGGCTACGATAAGTACGTCACCGAGGCTACGCTAGGTGAGCTAGTATGGACGATGCATACCAGTTCAGGTCTAATTACCGAGGCCGTCGAGGGTGGAGTTGACCCTACCTCGGTACAGGAAGATCTCTCGGAGTGGCTGAATGATCTTATGGTGGATCGAACTGAACCGATGTGTGGCAGCTCGATTCAGTTCGATCGCAACTGGCTTGAATATCATATGACAGATATTGCAGATCTGTTCAGTTATCGGAACATTGATATCAGTACCATCAAGGAACTGTGCCGCCGATACAATCCTGTCATCTACGGTCGTCTTGACGAGGTGACTCAGCCTCAAAAGCTTCACCGCGTAATTCCTGACATTGATGACACCATTAACGAGTTTCGGTTTTACCGGGATAACTTCCTGTTTGACGCAGTCTCGGGGGAGTGGGCGGAATGATAATTCTTCTGTTACTCGGCTTCGCTACTCTCGGAACGGTCGTAGGTTGGGAACTGTGTAGTCTTGTAAAAAAAGAGCGAGATAGGCCATGAATGGACAAAGAATGGAACCGTCTGTTCCACGCATTATTAGAGACGGGATTATCACGGGAGTACATCAAACAGATACAAGACTTCTACAGGACGAATGCATTATCTGCAGAACAGATATCCGAACTATGGCTTTCAAAGGAACCGGAGTCTGCTGCGAAAATTGTCGCAAGCTCCGAGACAGAGAGTCCAGTAGTCCAGGCGGACCTAGAAACTGAGGGCATGAAAAGCTTGATTTCTGAGCATGGCAACAGTAACGAGCTCCAATCCATTATCATTGCCATGCTCAGAAATATGCCCGGGATGGAGATTATCATTGGAGTAGATGATCTTCATATTTTTGGTAATGAAATTTTAGAGGTTAACGAAAGTAAGGTACCGGGCACCATGACGATTCGATTGGTACTGGGATGACCACTGAGGTAACCTTTGAAACAGCAACACTTGCAGATAGTATCCGCAAGGCTGCGGCGATTGCACCTGCTCGGGCCGGGGACTCTTTTGATAAAGCAGCTGGAATCATCATCGAAGTTTACCCAGGTTACGATCAGATCATCATCCGTGCTACCGACCTCTTATTGTTCTACATGGAATGGATTGATTCGCTAGAGGCTAGCGGGGACGCGGTACGGTGGCGCGTGCCGGCCAAGGTATTTGAGGCCATCATATCCGCGCTACCTATCGGCTCAGGTAGGACTGTAACTCTCAAGCAGGAGGGTGGCACACTCAAGATTACATCCGGTCGAGCTGGTGCTAGCCTTCGTCTTATTCGTATCGATGACTATCCAGAGTGGTATCCGTTCGAGACTGACAATCTCAAGACTGTAGCTGAACTAGGTGCGCGTATCGCACAGGCGGAATGGGCGGCAGCGAAAGATGTCCCAGCTCTTGGTATTCGATTTACTGGCAATCACATACTCGCTACTGATCGCTACCGTCTGGTTCAAGTACCCCTCGATCTGGATACGTCTGAAGCAATCACGATTCCTCCGAGTGTACTTTCTACCTTCCTCAAGAAGGTTGGCGAGACTCGTATCGGAATTGATAGCACTCACTTCCTTGTTATGCCTGACGATCACACGCAAGTCAAAGCAATACGTATCGGCGATAAGTTCCCGCCTATTGAGAAAGTAATGCGAAGCGACTATCCTCAGCAGATTAAGTTTCGCAAACAAGAAATCATGGACATCGTCAACCGAGCTACCAAGATTGGTGCAGATCGGTTTCCTGTCTGTCAGCTGATTCTTGGCCTAGAAGAGATCGCAGCCTTCATGTCCGAGGATGAGCTTGGATATATTGGCGACGTTGTCGAGCTACCTGGCCAGGCCATCCATGACCGATGCAGTATTCGGATTCATCCTCAGAACTTTATTGATGCTCTGTCTTACGCTCCTAGCGAGGAGGTGATTCTATATTACGATAAAGATGAACCGAGAAAGACTCTACTGAAGATCGATGGTGGTTCTGGCTATTTGGCATGGCTGGCTCCACGTGGCGACGTACCAAAGGGAGAAGAAATCTCAAAATGAGTACCTTCGCCACGGTGTTTAGTCTCTATCGAGAACGAAAGAGACAGTTACACGAGGAAGGTTGGACAGTCGAGCATGACGATCTTCACACTCGTGATCAGTTAGCTCGCGCTGCAGCTGCCTACACTCTACCGCCAAGTAATCAAGGTCGAATGCAATTGTGGCCTTGGTCGATCAGGTTCTATAAAGTAGTACCTGATAACCGTATCCGAGAGCTCGAGAAAGCTGGAGCACTCTTAATCGCCGAGATAGAACGACTCAAGAGGGAGCGCAAAAATAATGGCTACAGCGCAAGACATTACTTTGGATCCGACCGATCCGTTTGAGGCAGTAGTAATGGAGATGGTCAGGCTCAACAGAAAGAAGCGATCTGACTACGCCGGCGACGGACACATCTTCCAGAACTTCTACGACTCGGCATATCAGCTCGGCCTCACTCCAGGACACTCCGTTGAGACGCTTGTTGCCACCAAGCAAGCTCGCCTTCGTGTTCTCGGAGTTGAGGATAAGCGAATCGTTGAGAATGAAACAAAGCGTGATACGATTCTCGATCGAGCTGTTTACTCAGCTATCGCTGTTGCTCTTTATGACGAGGGTTCCTACGCGCAGACGTGGCAGGATTGATGGTCGCCCGTAACTATCAAGTGTACATCTGTGGACCAATTGCTGGGTACCCCAATCTCAATGAAAAAGCTTTCCAGGAAGCTGAAGACTTTATCATCGAGATGGGTCACTATCCAGTTAATCCACATTCAATTCCACCTTTCGATCATATCGGACCTTGTCCAGGTGGAGACAAGTTCTATGGCCATAAGCAGGAGGGACTCCATAGCTCGACCTGCTATATGCGTACTGACATTCAGAGGCTAGTTCAGTGTGATGCTATTTACGTATTGCACGGCTGGGTAGCCTCTGTCGGAGGTCGACTAGAGCTTATTATCGCTGCACAGTGTGGTTTAGATGTTTACTTCCAGGATCAAAAAGTTATGCCACTAAGGATTGACCATGGCGAATCATAACGAGAATGGACCACCTAAGGAAAAGGATGATGACTTCGATAAGGCTGCTAAGGTATTCGCTAAGGTAGCCGTAACGGTCATCGCAACATGTGCCCTGGTTATTTTCATTGCGCTCACAATCAAAGTACTCTTTATAATCTGGTAGGAGAATCAATGGAGTACTGGAAGATTTTAAATCTGAACCCTGAACCTTGGGTAGTGCCGCAATTCTCTGTTGGAAAGAACAGAAAAACTGGCAAGGCAATTGCTATCGCCGGCAAGAATCTCCAACTAGCTGCATTCCAAGATGCAGTAAAGGAAGCAGTTGGCTACCTACCAGAGTTGATCACTGGCGATTTGAGACTGACGTTCTATTTCTGGCGTAGGCTTGATACCTATCAGGGTATCGGACGCAAGATCACAAAAAACGCTGTCGATGCCACTAATATGCAGAAGTCTACCGAGGATGCACTGCAGGGAGTTTACTTTGGTAATGACAGACAGGTGCGTGATGTTCGTTCAGTTATCGTAGAGCAAGCTGTAGATATCACGGCACGCATTGTTCTGCATGTAGAGAACTGGTACCTCTTTAATCCTGATGAAATCCCAAGTCATATATGGGCTGAGATCGAAAAGCAGGATACCATCTTCGATATAACTGCTCTACAAGAAAAGAACCGCTGGCCACCTCGTGTCTGATAATAAGCCCAAGCCCAAGCCCAAGCCACTTTCTAAGCCTGCTCCAGTCAACAAAGCAGCAAACACTAACGCCAAGTCAGGTTATCGATTCCTAACTCCGAATGCAAGTAAGAAGAAGAAGTAATGCAGACTGTAAAGAAGCATGGGATGAATATGCATCCCAGAACATTATCGAAAGAAAGGAGGTAGGTCAACAATGATTCAAGATGGTAATCTCGTCTGGGATATCTGGCACGGCGACTCTGTAGAACTTTGTCAGAAATTTCAGGCAAAACGACAGGTCAGTTGCGTTATTACTGATCCTCCGTTCGGCAGTAATAACCTATCTAACTCATCTGTCACACCCGAAGGGAAGGAATATGCCAGAAAAATCGCCAACGATGAGTCTCCAGAAGTTGCCATCGCAACGTTTCAAGCGGTCATGCAGTCGCTACTTCCAGCTACTAAGGACGAGGCAGATATGTATGTCTTTACATCGTATCAGGTACTTAAAGAGTGGCTGGTTATGACTGATAATTTCCTTGGGGATTTTGGATTTACCCGTAAAGCTGTTTTAGTTTGGGAAAAAGAAGGTCCTGGAATGGGTGATCTTAATTCCTGGGGGATGGGCTGTGAGTTTATACTCTTCTTTAAGAAGGGTAAACGTGAACGTTCAGATGATAGGCGCAATGCTGTCCTTCATACACCCCAGCTGCGACCTAAGGATTTAAGGCATCCTCATCAAAAGCCAGTTGCACTACTGGAGATACTCATAAAGCACTCAACATCAAGGGGTGACTTTATAGTCGACCCATTTGCTGGGTCCGGTTCGTCAGTAGTGGCGGCTAAAGGACTAGGTAGGTCTGCTGTAGGGATTGAGTATGACGAATTCAACGCAAAGATCGCACAGAATTATCTTGCAGAAAGCGATGGAGGGTCTATCTTTTAAGTCACAGGATCAGGAGTTATCATTGAAGAGGATGGCCAGCCTGAAGATCCCGAACGTACTGTCAAACTTGAAAGAGATAAGCAATGAAGAATCCCTTTAGATGTAAAAAGCGTCACGAAGTCTTTATCCCAGTAGACAAGCCGGTCTACTTTCCGGTCGCCAAGGATGACCTCGACAAGATGCTTGGCGAGCAAATCAAAGAAGATCCGTACTTCGCGGCAGTCTACAAGGCTGCTAAGGATAGCTACGATCGCAACGAAGGCTGGAATGCACTTACTGAAGCTGCAGAGGATGCCGAGAAAGCAACCGTCATAGGAGATGAAGGTCTACTGCCTCAGTGGGCACCATATGTAGCACGATGGCTCCGCAACCGCGCCGACAGCCTATACGGCATGTCGCCTAGCATGCCCGATGAAGGATAAGCTAGGCTAGCACTATAGCAGCATAACAACTAGACTACTGGAGTACGGCCATGGTACAGAATGTGAATCCTTTCCAGATGATCGAGCCGTACGGCGACAGGCAAGAAGGCGACTTCGGTATCTATTCGGTACCTGCCGATACCCCGGAGCCAGATGACCCAAAAGAAATTGCGCCGCCTGCGGAGGTGTCCGAGGGCCTGGCGCCACCAGTCGAAACTTCGTCTGTGCCTGTCCCGGTAACACCTCCCCCACCTCCTCTGTAACCTTCCTGTTTGAACGACAGATCTGGATGGATAGTGCTGCATGCAGGTCCGTTCCTCCAGGGGCATGGTGGAGTGAGCATGACCCTGATGTATTCTTTCCTGAGCGTGGTCGGCTAGACGACGTAGATAAAGCTCGTTGGAGTTGCTACGTCTGTCCAGTTAAGATACAATGTAAAGATTACCAAGAATCAACCAAATCAGAATACGGCATGTGGGCTGGAAACTTCCCAGTTAAGAAGCCTACCGATGATGGATCAGAGACTTGGAGTGAGACATGGTGGATGTATCTCGATCTCATTCCAGAACGGATAGTTAGATGATACCTAAGAGTCTGTCGGCTACCGCGTGCCACGTTGCTAACCACTGCCTTCGCC